AGAGCTCGGTATATTGGTACTAACTAAAATCAATCTAAACAAAAACATTATTGGTACACTATGCCAATAACCAATAGTTGGCAAGTCATGAAGCCAATTTGCATGTATAATTCCAACCATAAGCATGAAAATCCAGCCATAAAGCATAGAAAAAACCAATGCTAATGACCAAGATAGTGCCATTGCAAACAATAATAAATTCAGTTTTGCCTTGAAATCATTCATTCGTAGTTGTTTCCAATCCATTCATTATCTTCGAGATCAATGTGCGGCATTGGGTGGTTCATTTCACTAACACAGTAATTGCCAGTTAAACGTGGATGTTCCATTCCGCACTCTGGTTCTGCGTCGTCGAGTAGTACCTGTGGGGTTTTTTGAGTTAGCATTTCAACCTTTGTTAGGTGGTTAGGTCGATACCAATCAGGACAGTTACGCTTATGAAGTATGTATCCGTTCTTCGCCTTCGAATGGCAAATCAGGCACTTCATTCCACAACTTCCTAACTTCTTCTCGACGGAGACTGAGCTTTTCAGCGACTTCGACAATTCGCTGTTGTGCCAACAGATTTTGATCTAGCTCAAATCGTCTACGTGCCGCCTTTATGTATAACTTAACAAATTGTTCCATACCTAGCGTCATTTGAACACCTTAAGAAATAGTAGATAACCAATCAAAAGTGCTACTGGCCATGCCATAGTTTCAATGATATCCATTTTTATCCTTTGTTAGTTGAGCAACACACCACAGGAACGAGTCCTGTAGCATGCAATTCAACTAAACCTCCAAAATACTAGGATTATAGTAATCCAAGTCAGTATACCGACACAAAGTGCCCAAAGCCATTTTTCTTTAGAAGCTGTTGGACGACCTATCAATGATAAAGCCATCAAAAATATAAGGGTGAAAGTAAATATGATGTTGAATTTGATAGCATTATTCATAATCATGAATGGTAAGCAGCTTCGTCATCTATGTCATCAATAACTTTTAGCACATCAAGCACGGGTACATCGAGCAATGCTGCCATATAGGCAATCAAGCGTTCTAGCTCTCGATCTACAAATTTCATGTGTCCTTCGTACATTTCTTTAATCATGTGCTTTTTAACATCGTTCATCCGATTGCCCTACGTCCGCCACCTAGTCCAGTCTGACCAATGTTGGCACTACGTCCGGCAGACTGTCCAGCACCGTAAGCCGTACCACTAGAAGCACGAGCATTCATATCAATGCGCCGGGTATGCGGATGATCGACATTAAACGCAGCCATGACGGCTACTTCTCGTGTCTTCAATACAAGCTCCATGCCACTACCTGTGTGGCTCTCACTGACATCGGACTTCGCTTTGCTATATGCTTTAATAACCCGATCAACTACAGTATCAACATAGCCAACTACAAATGAACTATTGAAGGTTTTACCATGCATATGGGCAGGCTTATCCGCAGTAACCAGCGAAGTTGCCATCTGAATGTTCAAAGAACCATACAACATGAGAATTTTCTCAATGTCACTTGGATAACCATAGATCTGCATGATGGTCTTAGGATCTGGCTCACGCTGTATACCATTGCGACGGCCAGGCTTCCTTTGCGACATACCCATCATAATACCATGAGCACCAAACGTCTTAACAATTCCCCATAGAAGTGTGACCTTGGAATTAATGTACGGTGTCCCAATGGTGAATCTAACTGAAGTGACTACTTCAGGCTCCGCCTGTCCGGCATTCAGCATAGCTTGTTCAATGCCATGCTTGGCCATCAACGTAGTCATCATTTCTACAATGGAGTTACGCTCTTCCATCGTAGTAGCAGAGTTTTCAGCCTTTGCCATCATTTTTTGTAGAATTGTCAACCATTTATCGTCCATTTATTTCCTCCATTTTATAGTTGTATAACAATGTACTGGTGCTAGACCAGTACAAAGCAATGCAACTACTTGTTACGATTTTCTATCCAGCGAAGATAGCTCAACTTTTTAAAAATATATGGAGTAATCAACGGCGAAAATATACGCCAATTGTATTCGTATTTTTCTGGATCTTCCTTGTAAAGAATAGCCCAAGCAATAAAGCCGAGAACTTGATCAAAAGCAAGAATCCAAATGATTAACAAGATTACATCATCGCTCATGCTCGAATAGCTCTCTGGTAATAGAACCGATAAATCAGCATGATCGTACGTACGATAACCAGTAGTTGTAAGGCAAACATCCATACAAGCAAGAATGCCACATGTGGATGCATTACCGCTCGATTCGCTGACCAAAAGTTGGCGAACCAGGCCGCATATCCTTGATGTGCGTGTACAAACTAGCAGGCGATAGCTTAGCCGAGGTAATACTACCCTTGGTCATGCCCTCATACGCACGAGTCTTCTTCTTCTGTGACTTTTTCTGCTTGGTACCGAACTTCCGACTCATTATTTATTCCAATCCTTCTGTTGTTTTATATGTGTGCCACGAGATCGTAAAAGCATTTCTAGGTTATCGCAACGCAATTCCGCTGCTATTTGCAACTTACTTCTAGTTTCGGCATCTACGGCTACCTTCGCGCTGCCATCATTGGCACAAGAAGCGCAAGTTTCCGGTAGATGTCCACGTCGAGAGGGAATTGCTTTCATTTCTTGACAATGTTTACAGAAAAAGAACGACATTTTCTCTTCTGTTACAAAAACTTCCATTTTAGTTTTCTCCTTTATGTTTGAATAAATAGCACGCCTCCGGTAGGAAACACCCCACAGGAAGCATACTAGCTATTCAATTACGCAGTTGAAACTCAAAGAGGCAAGTACGCCAGTTGTCGTCATATCCACCGAAGTCTCGGCTTGGTGATAGTCGAGCCTGAATGACATCACGATCCCAGGGAGAATTACGCAATTCCCAAACTCCCATGGCAAGTGTACCATTCTTCAAATAGTCTTGCAATGCCTCTTCCAAGAATCTCTTACCAACTTTTCTAACTACTGCCCCCGTGCTTCTACTAACTGCAACGTACGTTTCCATTTTATTCCCCTATTTTCAATATTTTTAGGCGTCTTCTGTAAGAGCCATCAAAAGCTGGTAACCGTTCAGTTACAATTTTAGCCGTGAAACGTTGTCCAAACATTAATATAGCTGCACTATCCATTAATTCAGTCAATCTGAACCGATCTACCATACCGCCAAGAATAAGTTCTAGACTCTTTTTGTAGTGTACTGGGTTCATGTCAGAAATAATATGATAATATTCTGCATATTTGTATGGTCCATCATCTAAGACGATCAAAGTTAATGCGATATAGTATCTTTCTGTACTTCTGAATCTTTTTATTTCACTTTTGCTTACTTCGAATTGATATTTTCCGTCTGGTATGTACATTTTCACATCCCTTTTAGTAGTACAACACCACACAGATACTAGATCTGTATGATGCAATTCTACTAAAGCGGTGGTTCTTCCCATTGTGGTACTACGTTATGTACAGTAGAACCAGGATCATTCAAATCGTCTAATTCATCATTGATGTACTTGTCTATTTGCGAATCTTTGTAACGTTCACAAGCACTCATGTATGCGTCGAATCGATGTAGAAGATTCAAACAGCCATTATAAAAATCATTGTCTGTCGTATTGCTACCAGGTCCATTTTCGCTAGAGAATTTCCGCAACAATACACGAAACTCAGTTGGAGTGAGCATCATTGCGTCTGAATGGAACATGATTTCAGTCATTTTTAGGTAAGATCTCCCAATCTAGTTTGATTACTAGTCTACGCTTAACGATCGTGTCAACTGATTTACCAGCTATTCCATCTATCCAGGCAATAGGACAAGTAGGATCTGCTCGATAGGAATTACGGTGCATATTTTCTTTCTTTGACCAGTGTTCCGCTGCATGCTGTGTTTCAAAATCTCGGATCGGACTGTTAAAAATCCAAGCATCTTTTTCACTTATTTCTGCGAGGATATCGTCTTCATTCCACACCGAGTATTCATATTCAACTTTTGCATCTGGCATATTAAATCCTTGTCCGTTTTGTTATGATTGTACCGATGAAGACACAAATGTCCAATTCATGTCATCATAGCTGCAATCACTGGCTGTCTACAAAAATCATAGCGCACTTAAACACGTTCCGCAAGATACTCAAAAATTTATTTCTCCGTACAGTCACTGAGACTCCACCCTGCCCAAAGCCTTTTCTCGCGTCAGCGACCCGTACAGCAGGCGGCAAGCCCTATCCTGTGGGGTTCCACCAGCTACACCGTCAAGATCAACGATCTTGTTAACAGAACCCCACAGGTATGAACTAAGCCTTATTACCTGTTACATACTCAAAATGATTGCAAGCAAAGACATAACACTGAGTCCAGGTACATCCTCTATCTTGGGCGCTCTGTGCTGCATTCATAACTGTCTTGGTTAGTTCACTGAATTTGTAACCAAATGAAAGAGGTGTCTTACCTTCAATTTCTAGTAGTTGGTCAATAGTCCAACCAAGCTTTTCTAACACCCTGCCAATGAGACAGCTAGCACAACCATTATCTACATAGTAACACTTTGGCCACGAACGTTCGCCGTGTGCTATTCTTTGATAGGTAAAGTCACTACCTGCTTCATCAACAACTTCACGCATAATCCCTAAAACGTGCTTACACTCTTCAATAGTTTCATCACTAAACTTTGCCATTTTTTCTCCTACCTGTTACTTACTTTTTCAACGACTTCTTGGTCCCATTCTTCGTCAAGACCACCTACGCGAACAATAAGTCTACCGCGTGTTAGGATCTCTTGTACCTTGCCCCATGTCTTACCAGACTTGACCATTGATCCTACATAGATCCTGTCCATTTTGCTCCTTATTAATAGTACATTACCACACTGGTGTCTAAACCAGCATGATAAAACACTATTAAAGCATAATAAGACTGCGCCACCTAATTTTATTGCACTTGGTGCAAGTCTTTTCTTGGTAGTGACAGATCACGTTCCATACCTTTATTTCGCTCCATTTTGTGTAATTATGCCAACAGAACATTAATATGTCCTCCGTGTCTTGACTTTACCACACTTAATACATTCTTTCTTTTGATAAAGATAAACTATGCTTAAGTCAGCAACAGGATCAAACCACTCTGTGTATTTATGCCAGCAAAACATTAATGCCTCCAATCACGATATCTACGAAAGAACAACCATAACACCCAATTTGGCGTCGAAATTATTATTCCATTGATTTTCTTCCAACTAATTTCGTCTTTCAATACTGCATGACCATTCTCTTCTGCGTATGACCAATGCAATCCGCGACTTATCAAATTCCAACGTGTTCGATGGAAATAATAGAATTTTTTAAGCAACGTAGTTTCCATTCTTGTCTACGTTCGCGAGCCGATGTCCGTCGACAAAGAATACGTAGTGTGTAAATGCTCTGTTCGTTTGGGTCTTGCGATCAACATTTTGTGCATTTACATTCTGGTAATAAACTTTTGGAACACCATTTGTATTCCATTCCAGTACAATGACCGCAGTATAGACATCCATTCGTTTGTGTTGACCATGCAGCGGTCCACCGGAAAAACGCATTGTTGAATAGGCAGGACCGCAATTTTTGATGTGTCTGGCTTCTGACTGTGACTCAATATAATCACCACAATCACAATTTTCCATACCATATTTACAGGACATTTACCACTCCAATATAGTTAGTTGTACAACACAACGCAGGTGCTAGACCCACATCATGCAATGCAACTAAGTCCATTGCTTTGGATATGCTCCACCATTAATCAAATTTTCATCTAGTTGGTCAACCTTGCTACATAGTTCATAAGCGGCATTGTGCCATTCACTATCACTGTTAGTATTCTTCATTACTCCCAGAAGCTGCCTGATCTCTTCGAGCGTTTCTGTTGAATTGAACTCAGCCATATTCTATATTCTTCCTCAGCTCTATAATGTTTCTGCCATAAATCCTTTATACCACTCATAGTGGTCATACCACAAGTACACAAATGCATAGTAACTCGGCCGAATAAGCCTACCTTTTTGACTGACACGAAATGTTCGTAAGCGGCCGTGTGCCACTCGTCTGGAATAAAACCCAAAAGCCTTACTCCTATCTATTAGATATCCAACACAACACAGGCATTGCTATCCTGTATCATGCAAAACATCTAAGCTAATCTCAACGCTTCCTGCTGGCCGTACACAGCAAGCGTGACATGCCAGCGATCATTCTCATGACGCCAACCTTCACTCCAACTGTCTTTGACATCATCACAGTATTGGATGAAGTCATTCAAAAATCGATGTGCATGTCCATTCTTTAGTTCTACTTCAGTAAAGGTGAACTTAGCAATTACCTTTTCCATCACGGTACCGGATCATTCTTCGGCCATTCTCCGCTGGCTTGTAGCCGTTCTTTTTCTGCACGTCGTTCTACAGCTTCATTTTGTAGCTTCTGATTGCGCAAGAATTTTTCTTGTGCTTCATTAAGCTCTCGCTGTGAACGTTGTTCGTCTGTCTCATCAGCCACGATCAATTACCTCTGCATTTCTGCGGTTGCATTCTTCAGAAGCTTCTTCGTAAGTGTCAAAATCCACAAACACATAGGCAGTACCCTCTTCTATGTGTTTAGCCCACTCACTGAACAATGCTACACGGTACTTATCTGTTGGATTCGAAATGCTATTTTGAAAAAGAATCACATACGCATCTGCTACTCCGTATGTGATTCTAGCCATTGGTATCTCCAACGTAAACATCTTGGGAGGTAACTGTTTCACTGAAGTCGACTTCTTCATATTCCATCGCTTCAGTAAAGAGATCCATTCTCTCATCATGACTAAGATCTCCCGTACACTTGATTGCTTCTTCAAGCGTCATATTAGGGTAATGTTCCTGATCGAACGGTACCTTAGTAACAAGAGTAGCCGTTCTACGAATAACAATTTCCTTCTTTGTTTCCATTCTTATAACCTCTTCAACTTCGTTGTGATGTTTCCAAGGACAATTACACCCACATCGGATGCAATCAGTACAGAAACACACGGGCCAGTCTGCATAATCCATTTTATCTCCTAACTAATAGTACATGACGGCACCCGCAGACACAAAGCCCACAGGTGCCATCAAATGCTATTAGTCAATACATCGTACATAGTGGTCGAGCGCCATCAACGCCTTGATATTATCAAAAACCAGGCAAGATGAATGTCCTAGTTGGTCAATAATTTCAAAGCGAATGGCAGCCAAGAAATCATCTTTATCGAGGATAGTACCAGTACTAGCAAAGGCAGCGAATTGTATTCCTCGTACGCCACCATCAGCCCACCAAGATGCAATTTCCCGAGCTACTTCGGTGTGAATAATTTCCGTGAAGTATGGCCGCTTTATCCAGTGATCAACTTGCCTAACAATGAACTCAGACGTATTGTCCATTGGACAAGGCTGCATATACTCTGGTGGTTTGTGATTCCCAGTACCACGCATTAGTTTCGACCTTTCCAGTTGATAAAGAAGCTAGCAAACAACGCTCCGACGATAGCCATCAAAGCCAACATCGGACAGGCTATTGTCCAAAACTTATCCATTTTACTCCTCCTTATTAGTCGTACATGAATGCGCTAGTTTACACTAGCACAAACAAATGCGGCTAATAATCAGACAATGCTACAATTTGCTTAAATGTATTCTCTGCCAACTTGTACACATCCCATGGCTTTCCATGAAAGGTATCAAATTCCACTTGCATCAAGGCCGCTTCAATGATCCTAGCAGCATCGCTTTCATCTACTCTAATAGTAATGCTCTTTGCCATTTTATTCCTCCATTATTAGTTATGCATGACGCTTCCCGAAGAACCCCACAGGAAGCATCAAACGCAACTACTCCGGCTGCACTAATACTTGTTTGACCAAGTCTTGCGATGCTGTCTCATGTATGCCCTGCATCCACTGCATGACGTCGGGCCAGGATAGCCCCCGTTCCAGCCCGCTAGTACCATTACGCCAAAGTATTACCAGTGTGAATTTACCCACCGATTCCCTCCAATTGTTTCAATTCTTTAGGACTCTAATGTAATATCATCCACTGGGAACAGTTAGCAATGTAATGAATCTCTGCTACACGCATGAGATCGCTAACACGTCCAGTTGTGATATTCAATTCGTAGTACGACAACGCAAAATCAAATTCTCTTTTGTAAATTACGTAACCATTAGGCATTCTAGAAGTATAAGACTTCTTTCCGCCCAAAGGCTGGTAAGCGAACCATTCAATACCGTTGTCTATCACTTTGTCATCCTTTGGTCGAACAACACGACACAGGATTGATCCTGTATCATGCAGAACGGCCAACTTTATTCTTGGTAGCTGTGTCCTTCAATCTTACCATGCCCACAACGGATGGCAGCAGAACCACCAGGACAATTGTACGGCACTTCGATGTTCATTACTACCATAATAAATTGATGTGCGTTCACTTGGCTATGTGCGGAACATCGAACTTCTTTAGTTCCGCCACTACACCACTTAGTTACTGTTTCTGCCATTACTACTAAACTCTCTTCCACTTAGTCAGTACAATACCGAGGGCAACCAACAGTCCACCGGTAACTACTGCACCAAGGTACAAAATTGCAGCTTCCATTTTATTTTCACCTTCTTACTTTAACTGTCAAAAACTTGACACAATTAGGTAAGCAAAAAGCCCACAGGCAGGGTTCTTACCTATCCTATGAGCTAGATCCAACTACTTGGGTTGTCATTACTACCCGAACCGGACCACCATGAACCATGCCCTTGTCCGGTGTGACCACTTACTTTCCTTGCTACGTCTTCGATTTTCTTCCGCATACTAGAACTGACCTTACCGCTTTTTGCCAATTTAGCTAATTCATCTGCCGCGTGCCTGCGTGCGTCGACAGCATACTGCGCTGCCCTTTTGGCACTGGTATTGCCCTTGGCGACTGAATTAGCTGCCCTGGCAACGGCAGTTTGATAGTCATTTAGTAGACTTTTGGCTATTGCCTTTGCTTTGTCATCATTGGATGCCAACTTAATTACCTTTCGTTGTTCTTTTTCTTTGTTGCTGAGTGGGCCAGGACAGCTCACGCCATCCTGGCCCGCGATTTTGATTTGAGTCTGTTTCGTCAGACTTACTCTTTACTATTCGTTGTCGTCCGGGATCTCGGTCCCGCCGTCAACCTCGTCGTCACTGACAACCTTGCCGTTCTTGGAGTTCTTAGCCTTTTCGGCCAGCTTCGCAGCCTTGTCCGTGTTGTAAGTGTCGGTGCCTTCCTGCACTGCCAAGTCCATTGTAGCTTCGTCAACGCCCTGAGTAGCAAGCATTGCCCGCTTCTTCTCAATGAGCTTGTCAGCCGCGTCGGACTTCGAAACCCACAGAGCAAGACGGTCCTTAGCATACAGTGCCTTACCGACTGCAACAGTCAGCAGGTTAAGGTTTTCCTCAGGAGTGCGGTTGCTCGCTCGTGTAGTACCACCACGAGTGGCAATGTGCTCCCGACGTACCTTCCACCAGGCAAGGGCTTCATCGCGGAGAATGTAAACCCGCGCTTCGGTATCACCATCGGCCTTGACAAGAATGTGCGGAATACGGTTCCTAGTAGCCTTAACGGTCTGGTAGACCGCCTGTGGCACTGTGTACTCAGAACCATCTAGGTCTTCCCCAGCGGCAATCTTCTCCCGCATGAGGTGCTGAGTAACATACGCGGCGAAATCAGTTACACTAAGTGCACCATCCGGCACACTAGATACTGTCTCGACGGGTACTTCTACTTCAGCTTCGACTGTCTGCTCCGCACTTTCACTTACAACATTGTCCGTGTTCTGCTCGCTGCTGTCTGTAGCTACAGCCTCTGGCGCATCGGCAATGTCGTCGAAAATGTCAACGTCACTCATTGAATTGTCAACTTTCTGTTAGTTGTTGTTATTTCTGGTCTTACTTCTGTCTGGCTTTTGCCATCCATTTTTGTTCTTCTTGCTCTACTGTACTGCGTAACACTCACAATGTCAAGCACATTTTCCCAGCTTTTAAAAATTTTTAGCTCGCTGGGTGCCTGGGGTAGGTCCCACAGGTGCTTACCTGTGGGTCTGTCTCGCAGGCATGTGATGTGCTCTCGGTCTTGCTGGTACGGTCCTGCGTCTTCTTTCTTATGACTCAAGTGTACCAGCAAGTCAGTCAACACACAACTTATAAGCCTAGATCAACTAGGTTTTTCTGGGTTTATTTTTGATCTTGTTTGGATGATGTGAAGATGTTACTTCAGAGTAGGTTGCGGTGTTGTAGATCTAGCAAAATACGCTCCCCGGGCGTTGACACCCGAATGATGTGCTTGGGTCGACCTCTGCCTGTCACATATGCTTTGAGTTCAACCAATCCATACCGAATTAAATATCTTAGATCGGTACGGGCTTTTTGTCCGAATGTAGAAGTAGGCACATAAGCTTGGGCGCCTTGTGCACCATTATAGATCTGCGGTTGAAACTCCTGATTCGGCGTGGCTACGTTAGCTCTAGTGTCTCTGATAGACACTACACCAATGTATGGCTTTTTGTCCGAATCTTGCTGTTGATTTGAATTTTCTGATTCTTCCGCATTCTCTGCTTTGTCTGAATTTTCTGAATTTTCTAATTCTAGCAATCTTTGCTGCTGTTGTACGGTTTGTGCTAATCTACCGTTTCGATGGATATCTTCCGCCTCTGCGGTTCCTCTACTAAGCATTTGAAGCATTTTTAGAGATCTAACTGGAATTGTCGCATTTATTATGATCTCGTCGGCACCTATCCAAGACATTGGTGTATAGGCATAATTTTCACGAAACTCGTTAACTTCCTGAATTATCTCAGAGACGAGTTCTGCCTTAATTCTGCCATCTTGGGTCATGTTGCCGTATTCATCCCTCAATTGTGGAGTATAGCCACGTTCAGCGGCATTTTCCGATCTCTCCACAATTGCCCGAATTTGAGGCTGTCCTAAGAAATTGTTGAGACCTGTGAGTGCGTCCTGATCTCCGGACTCTTTGAGCCTTGTCCTACTTAGTTCGGCTTCTAGCCATATGGCTAGTTCCATGCTCATTTCGCCTAGTTCTAGGACGTTTGGATGGTTACCTACTAATTTGTGCGCTATGAATATAGCTTGTCCGAAATTCATTATTGGCATTTTTGTTCGTCACTCTCTGTGTTCATGAGGTAGCACAGGGCTTTAATTCGGTCTTATGCCTCATGCTACCACATGACTACAGGGGCTGTGTCAACGGCTCTCAGAGCAAGATCAAGATGTTAATTATTTTAAAGTTTCTTGTTCACGACTTTCAGAGCCGTCTTAAAGGCGTAGGAAAGCGGTTTCCTAGAGCAATATTTTGGTCTTAATGTATGTGTTGATCAACACATATAACTAATATGGACGTGCTAAAGTTCCTAGATTTTTGTGACGCAATTAGGGTCCCAAGACCAGCGAACTTAAGACGCATGATCGGTAACTCTTGGCACCTAAATAAGTGTGTCTATCTTAGGACACCCCAATAAATAAGTAATTTTAGTACAATTGTACACGTGAGTTTGAAGGCAAATGCCCGTTTTCGTTCGAACATCTGTATTAAAACCCGATAATACATATTAGTTGATGTTTCTACTTTAGGGGGGTAGGTTTTTTGGGGGTTGAATACAGGTGGTACCTGTGTGTGAATGTGTGTGAATGGTTCTGATGTGTAGTTTGGGTGTTATGTCCGATTCCTTGATCATCCGCTGTTGAGAGCCCCGTGCTGGGCTCCAAAGATAGAAATAAGCTTTTAAGCGTATTAAGGAAAGGTCACCGATTCCCAGCAAAAGGGCCAATTCTTTAGGACCTGATGGGGTATGGTTAAAAATGTCCGAATTGCACCGTACACCGATTTGATGATCATCGATGTACGATGCTAAATCGTACATTTCACGTGCTATGTGCTATTTATGTCATTTTTATGGTGATTTGGGAATGATTAACCCATGTTGCATAGATTGATTGTATCTATTACCAAATGAAGTTGTATCCAGCCAAACGGGTGGATGTAGATGGACCTGTGGCTGAAAGTCTCGCTTCTAGCTCTGGTGAAGCAATTACGCAGTCTGTGCCCTTACGGTAGATAAGTCCGATTTCGTTCGGTTGCTGCATAGATATCGGCTTTGATCCGTATGTGGTGAATGTGTGCTTTGTCCGCTTTCCCCGTTGTTTGGTGGTATAGGGCATAGGTACGGTTGGCTCATGTTCGGGCGTTGCCATGCTGTATGCTCCTAATGTCCGTTTTGATGCTGATTGTCTTGCTGTTTGTTGATCTTGATGCACTGTGCTTGGTGCTAGCACCCTCCGATGGGTCTTAAGACCCATCTCAGAGGCTCGCTGGCTTGATTTCCTGCCGTCTCGGTCTCTCTGTATGGGTAATGATGTGGATCTTGTTAGGATTGCTCTCAGCGGGTTAGTCTCCGTGGATCAAGGTCCATTCGTACGTGTGTTCGTCAAACTGTACTACATTGTGCGGTGCGCCTATACCATCCCCATATGGATTGATTTGGTGAATAGTATGGTTAATTGGGTTGTTTGTTGGAATTGCGAAAATTGAGATGATTAGTAGAATTAAGATAGTTAAATCACTCCTTAGGTAGACATTCGACATATGGGATTTTAATGTTGAATTCTGCCCATATGTCTGATGAGTACCTAATTGTTGGTTTTCCACTGTATGTGATTCTTACCGCATTTGCACACTGTTTGTGCAATAATGTCCTTTTCGTACTGCTCTTCGATGAATAGGGCTGCATCTTGCAATCCAGCCCTATAGGCACTATTTAGTGCGTTTGCAGCTTCTGTGGCGTTTTTCTTTGTTGTCCCTCCTATGACAGTTCCATTCATTTGTCCGTTTATGTACCTATCTACGTAGTATTGGCCATATCGACCGCCTACTTCGTATTTGGTACCTTCTGTGGGCTTTGTCATGAAATAGGCCCTTTCTAGGTAGACATAATCTGGTATGTCCGTTTTGAGCGGACATACCAGATTAAATCCGACTAGCTGCTACCTGTGGATGCTTCCATGTACGTTTTGGCTTCATTCTTGCTGTTTGCCTCATGTACTAGTGTAAGAGACATTTCCTTGCTATTGTTCGAATTGAGTGTAATCTTACTTACACGCCATTTTTGACCAAAAGACTCCCTAATTGCCATGTATTTATCAATTACGAAGTATTCGCCTTCTGTGCTGTTTACCATGCTACTGTCCCCTTAAGTACTACCTTGTCTGCCTTTGTCCTAATAATTGCAGACTTAAGCAGAAAATGTAGATTGTCCGATTCCTGCTCATTTGCCCAATTCCTTAGGCTTGTATTAGCTTTTCGGATTTGTGACATTTTGAGCACTACCCGGGCCTTGTGCATTTTTACTCCTATTAGGTGGACATGAATGCATATGTCCGTTGTGGCCCATATGCAAACAAATTCACCTAGTAGATGCTGGAAAAGTCTTCTTCGTCGTAGATGTCCGAATCGTAGAATTCGTCGTAAGTATCCCGATCGTACTCTTCGTCGTCATCCTCCCAAATGTCCAAATCGTCTAGCAAATCGACATTTCCGCCGTTTGCGTCTTCATACGCCGATTCGAGCCACTCATCCATTTTTGATCTCCAAATCGATGTCCAAAATGTGTTTGAAACTCTCCACTTAGGTGGATTTAACCACAGTGGGCCATTTTGACCCACTATGACTAGAACGACCTAAACGTTCACTTTGTCCTGAATGTCGGGCTTTGTGGTATGAGGTACTGTTTTGCGAGGTGCACGCTTTACGGGTGGCTTTGTCTGTTTCTGTGGGGTTTGTCCTGAAACGACCGCTTCTTCCGGTTTGTCCACTTTTGTCGGCTTTGCGTTAGTTGACACCTTTTGAATCAGAATCGCCGTTGCTAGTGCAGTTGGGATATCTACGATGAATGGGTAGAATAAGGCAACAATCCAATGCTGTCCGTTTCTGACCGTTAACTCCCAAATGTGGAAGCCTGAAATCCCGAATGCTACTATAGCGACAAATCCCAACCCAAACCAGACTAAACCCTTCTCAAACTTGTTTTTCGGGGTATAGTAGGCAATTAGGTGAACTGTGCCAAAGAAGACAATTGTGGGCGCAACCGACGTAATGATCGGTTCCATGTTAATAGCCCCAGATCGGACATTTGCATACGTACTGTATGCAAGCCCCAAAAGCATGACCACGAATGCGTACCTTTTCCCCTTTTGTAGCCTTGTGAGGGGAATTTTCCGCTTAGCCTCTTTTGTCCGATTAAACATTGTCTTGGCCCTTTCAGGTAGGGATGGCACAAAACGGACAGTTTCGTCCATTCTGCACCATTTCTACCTGAAATGAGTGACATACACTATTTAGGTATTAATGTCCGATTTGCCAGCTTCGAGGTTCCCCTGTCAGCTCTGGCTCCCCGTTTTCGTTCTACTGCAAGTATACCATGTGCAAAATGGACATTATTATAATAAGCCATATACTGCACTGTGACTTGAGTCACATTCTGGTACAGGTAATATGTCCAGATTTAGGCTGCCATGCCTGATTTGTCATACTAAAGGTGGTGAACAGAGCTAGGTGCCTCGATTTGGTACAGAAGATCTTGTATCCGACTTACCCATGCATATGCATCCAGATAGGTGAAATGCAGACTACACCAGACATAGAGTGCAGATCCGTCTTTTGCTGGTAAATGGTACGAAAGCTCCGAATCGTACTTCTCATACGGATTGTTGGTCACATGCCACAAAATCGTGACATGTCCGGTTTGTCCGATGAAGAAGTCATTCGACTGATTCGTAGCGCTTCCATCCCAACTGTCCCCATAACCGACAGGAAGTGCCGAATCGTCCATAATGTCCGAATGGTAAGCCATTTCCGACATGTCGTGGATTTCGTTATTGTCCATTTTTGCCCCTTTTGATGAGGCATGGCAGTCTAAAACTAGACATATGTAGATTTAAGTGGACATGTCCGCTTTTTCTAGTTTAGCGGGTTTGTCCGATTTCCCACAGATTGTCCATCTCTGTGGTAGTATGGGTGGGAATGTAATCTTGATGCCAATTGTACCGCATTGCGTGTAACATGCACAATTGCAGCCATCTGACCGTTACATCTACCTCTGCGTCGGTTTTGGCTCCGCCGTCTGGTTCGTGAAACTCTGTAATGATTCCGACGCAAACGCCCTGATTGCACGTTTTAATGTCATTGTCCAAATCGAACGGTGTGACCAAAGTTCCGATGTTAAGAGCCATTTTGTCCCCTTTGATGAGGACATGCCCACATAGATCTACATATGTCTTACATGTACGGATATAAGGAGATATGGGCTAGATGTCCGATTAGTTCTTTACGATCCAGAATGTGATACCAGGTCCGTAAAATATGAATGCCCATTGGTCCGGATCATCCATAATGCCCTTGTCGCCGTAGATGTCGTTAATGTCCGAAATAACTTGGATCCATTCTGGCATATTAGAATCATCCCGGGCAGTTAGGGCAAGGTTGCGCAAAATGCGCATACCCTTACGAAATGTGACATCTCCGGCGAAAGCGAAATCTTCATAGCCATCGTGCTCAAAGCCAACAGACCATGACATAATAACCCCTGTCCGATTTTGTCAGCCCATATCCCCATATATCCGTACATGTCCCCCTCCCCCTATATGTCTGAATTTTGCCCATATAGTCGAGAATGCTACAGGGTCCGCCGATTCCTACCAAAAGTCCCAATTCCTTAGGACTCTTATAGGGGTTCCGCTCGGTATGCACCTTATGTGCACCCTGTGGGGTCTTATCCCTTTCGCCACTTTTGAGTTCTTAAGTTACGATTGTCCGCTTTGGGCGGGACTGCCCTTTTTCTTTTTTCTTTTTTCTTTTAAGTCTAGCACGGACGATGTCGGAAATTCCCGACTTATCATGCTAAACCGGACATTCTGAAAGTGTGAGTTAAATCACACCCAAAATATCATGATTTAGGAGCTTTAGACCGTCATGTCCGGATTTATCAATTACAGTGCGATTTGGGCGTTACGTCGAATTTGGTACATTTTGACCACAATGTCCAATTGGCGGTCAATGACGTTAATGTGCGGTTCGTTCATTATGCACAGAAAGTTCTGCTTGTCCATTTTGTCCAAGAAGTCCATCATGCGACGAAACTTCCCGATTGTGACTCTTTCTGCTGCTTTTTCCATTTTTAGTCCTTTGTCCGATTTGGTCGGACATGACGGTTTAGAACTACTAAAGCATGAATTATCCTGGTTTAGAAGGCTATGTCTGGTTTGTCGTTTTAGTCCTGTGAGCGGTTTTTGCGCCTTTCATCCCGAATTAAGACAAGTGCCCGGTATGTGGCCAAAACGTCGTCTTCGTCCTTAATGCCGGATTTGACTACTTCGTCGTAAATGGCCTCATTTGTCCAAGTTGAGAGCAATCGGCGTGATATGCCCGTATAGACCTTCATGTGCACTTTTGGGGTGGATGTCCAGAGATATGGCAATGTTACCATTTTAGCTCCCTATGTCCGATTTATCCAGACATAGCCCTTTAGACCAGGATAATTCTGACTTACTACCTTTTGTCCGGCATGTCTGATTTGCGGATTAATTCACTATAAGAGTGGAAGTGTCCGACATCGCCCAGATAAGCAACATAATGAGTGCTATGTTGAACAATGCGGCAATTATTACTTCTACGTGCTTTGTCGCGAATGTCTGAATTGACCAGGTACGCACGTGCTTGCCGTGATATGCCATGGTATTCCCCTTTTGTCCGATTTTGGCTGTTTTGGCAGACATGCCGGATAAGAGGTAGTAAGTCTTTAATGTGCCACATGTACGGATATAGCAGGATATGTCCGATTTCGTCCTACTGTGTGATGTTTTGGAACGATTCGGCCGCATTCAGCCAGCTATGCGAAGAATGCCACCATTTGTCCGTTCTGTCCTCTGAGTCCCAAATGACCACATAGAACCCATTGCCCATATTGTCGCATATGTCCAATTTGACCACTACGACCGTATTGTCCGAATTGTAGTAGTGTGGCGCAAATGCCACGATCTGCCCGTATTTCTCCATTTGCGCAATAACATCCAGAATGTCCATCTTTGTACTCCTATGTCCGATTTATTCGGACATATCCTGTTAAATCCGTACATGTCCAGAATTATCCAGGTTTGGGAGGGTATGTCCGTTTTATACTAGACGCAGCCGATTCGCCACGGTTCGACGGATATAACACGACTTTCCGGGACAATCTCCCATACAAGCCGCAATTCCGACTCAAGTGGTGCATCTGGGTACATTTGGAACGCTTCGCGCATTTCGACCATATCGCCCATATTGGGCAGATCAGTCACAATGTAGACAAAGTTGGATTTTCCGTCCATAACGGACATTTCGTATTCTTCGAAGAATTCGGTAAAACCCACCGTTTCTCCGATTTTTACGGTATATCCGTTATTGTCCACAAATTCGCCAAGTTTCATAATAACTCCTCTTATGTCCGATTTGTCGGACATACCCTCTCAGACCCGGATAATTCCGGTAAGACCTCCATGTACCCTATAACCGACATGTCCGTTATTCCCTAGTTTGTCGGATTTAGCAGTTCTGCTAGCTCAATTCGGGCTTTTTCCTCTATTTGCGACATTTCCTTGTAAGTCGGGCATGTCGCCTTTTTACACCCCGAATGGGTCCGAATGTGGACATTTACCTTATCCACTAGGTTTTCCCAGATTATCACCTTTTTGGCGGTTTCTCCACGAAATACCATGTTAACTCCCTCTATGTCCGATTTAGTGGACATGTCGGTTATGGGGCACATGTGGCCTTTGTCCGATTTTCCTCTTTTTAGTTATTAAGTAACGATTCGGGGGAATTTCACCGGTTTGCCGGAATTTTCCGGTATTTCCGTTTTCCACCTATTGTCTTGTTTTTCTGTTCTGCCTTAATTCTACAGGGGCCCTATATGGGCCATATGTCCGATATAGGGTATATATCATGACATAGTGGGTCAAAAAATATACCCCTATGTACTACTATATACGGCATATCGGACATATACGGGCACAAGGCCCAAATGGGATGTTGATCTGTGACACAGGTCACAGTGTGGGTAGTATGTCAACATATAGTGCACATAACGGACATGTCGGACAGGACATGTCATGATAAATCCGGACATACCGGACTGTGATGCTCGTCACAGTGATTTGGGTCACAGACAAAGTGGACATTTAGTAAATATTAACTATATTATGTTATAAGAGGATAAAAAGGACATTTGGTACGTAAGAAGTAGATCAGAGTGGTAAAAAAGTGTTCGAAAGTTGACACTAATCATATATACGTTTTCCAAAATTTTATAAGGCTTTTCAGAAAGGTGTTAGAGACTTGACATGTGTTGACGAGATAGCCAAGACGTTGTACTCTTGCCTTGAGGACTAACAGGAGGTGTGACATGTCCGCTGACTCTCTACCGTCGTTCGATGGCGAATGGAATCCGACCAGAGCACTTGAAAATCTGACTATGGAACGTGCTCTCAGTTCTACTGAGACACCACAGCAAATGGCTAAGAAGCTGCTAGAAGAAAACTTGCCCGTTGCTGTCATGGCCATTGCGCATCTTGCTACTTATTCTGAAACTGAGGTTATTCGGCTTAATGCCGCTAAGTTTGTTGTAGAACGCACTATGGGTCCTGCTGAGCGTGTTATTAACGAATCCGGCAAGCACGCATGGGATGATATCTATGACAATGTAGTCGTAGAAGCACAGAATTACTTGAAGAGCTAGACCCACTCCTGTGGGGTTTTATCAAAAATCAGATTGGAGGAATTGTGGCTGTTAAGAGAGCACTTCGTGGCGATAACGTAATCTATCGAAATGCTGCGGGCGATTCGATGGCCGTTATTATCACCGGTGGACAAGGTGATGCACCTAGTGTCGCTCCTGTGGGTGTGGGTAGTGGCACGGGTGGTTCACTAGCCGCTGGTACTTATTCTTATAAGTACAGTTACGTAAAAGATGGCGTTGAATCTCCAGTTTCAGCAGTTTCGAACAGTGTTGTGACTACTGGTTCTACCAGCAGCATAGCGGTTACGGTAACTGCGGTTACTGGCGCGACCTCGTATAAGATCTACGGTCGTGGTGTTGCCGCGTCGTATCTGCTAATGGCAACATTAACTGCACCAACTGTGCTCTATACTGATACCGCCGCTGATACGCCTGCTGGTGCTGCGATCGCTGCTAACTTCAATGCGTCATTCAGAACTCCGTATACTGGTCACGCAGCGGTTACAGGCGTATTGCCTGGACTCGGTGCTTCGCAGTACCAGAAGATCTGAGGTTGGAAGATGGCTGCGTATATTGCTGGCGGGAGTGGCAGCGGAAATACTTCTAATGGTGGCAAGCCGGTTAAGGTAGTAAAACCTAAGCCTAAGTCTAAGAAGGCGACCAAATAATGGCAGGCTATGAAAAAGAAAAAGACCGTGTTCATGTGTTATTTGAGAATCATACGTTGCTGAGTGGTGCATCGGCTGATTCTGGTTATGTCAAATTAGGTCGAAACACAATTGTGATTCTAAAGAAACACACCACAGGTACTTATGCTTTCACTATTGATTGGTCAGTTGATGGTACGAATTCACTAATTCAGGAAACTGTTACGTTAGTTGATTTCGTTGCAACTACAAAAACTGCCGTGGCACCATATGCTAAATTTACTGTTACTGCGAGCGTTGCGCAGTTTACTGTACATCAAACTATTGTGAGTGCTTAGGATGCAAACTTGGGACGACGCCATGAAGCAGTTTGATGAAAAAGAGCGGCCAGTTAATCTTAGTTATATGAAATTTGCTTCAGAAGAAATGCATTCTTTGTTCGTAGATATGTTGAAGAGACATAGAACTTTCAAAGAAAAAGATGTAATGGCATTTAAGGAACAGTACTTAGTGAAGTGTCCTGCTTGTGATGGTAGTAGAATTAGAATTTGGCAAGACGGCGATACTGAGTACAAGTGTGAATTTTGGATTAGAGCTGAGAAGTTGGGTTTAACTAATGGACTTTAGTCAAGCATTGTTAGCTCTGAAGCGACAAAAGAAATTAGTTCGAGATGGTTGGGCCGGTCGTGGTCTGTTTGTGTGTATGCAAAAAGGTTACCCTAATGGCATAAATATTAATCAGAACACGGCCGACGCAACTGGGTTTGCGGCTGGAGTGAGTTACACATTCTCGCCGTACTTTATGCTTTATAATGCAGGGAATTTTACACCATGGGTTCCTAGCACGGGGGATTTGATGGCAGAGGATTGGTTCATTATTGAGTGAAGCTCCCTGTGGGCTCTCCATATCGAAGAGGCGATATTAATGACTGTCAATTTAGACTGGGTATTGTGGCTTCTGGCGGCAATAAGTTTCGCTGTTGGCGCTATTGGAGTAAATACTGGTCGAGTTAACATGATGCTGTTAGGTTTCATGTTCATTGCAATAACATTCTTGGTGTAATATGTTAACTGGTGGACGAGCGGTCTCTAAAGAAAAGTATTTTGAGCATATTGGCTATAAGCCACATGAGAAGCAACAACTGTTTCATGATAGCAACGCAAGATTTAAGATTCCTGTATGCGGTAGAAGATTCGGAAAACTTCTCGATGTAAATACAATAATTCCAACAGTTAATGGTATGATTAAGATTGGCGATTTGTCTGTTGGAGATCAAGTATTTGATGAGAATGGTTTAGTTTGTAATGTTATAGGTGTAAGTGAAATACAGCACCGCGAAGATGTATTTGAGTTAACGTTCGACGATGGCAATACATTAGTTGCACATGGTGAACATGAGTGGCTAACATATGACAAGAAAGCTCGAAAGACACGTGATTCTGTCGATAGCTTACATGCATCTGATAGTCGTAGAAAAATTGTACCCCCCGCAGTTAGAACTACAAACGAAATTAGAAACACATTAATTGCACTAGGAGAAACCAATCACGCAATTGAGCTGACTAAGCCAATTGAGTACCCAAAGCAAGATTTGCCTATAGATCCATATTTGCTAGGTGTTTGGCTTGGTGATGGTAGCACTAATGATGGCGTAATTACCTTGCCTGATTATGACGAATGGATCTTAAGCAAGATTCAAGATCGTGGTTATGAAATTACAAGAACACAAAGCAAAGATCGTTGTCCGCAATGGCGTGTACTTGGCTTACGAACCTTGTTAAAAGATAATTTCTTACTTGGCAACAAAAGAGTTCCAGTTGCTTACTTGTATGGTAGTGTGGAACAACGTAGAGATCTACTACATGGCTTGATGGATACAGATGGTACAGTAGGAAATAATCATGTGGATTTTGATAATACTAATGAAAAACTTGCTGCGGTTGTTGATTACTTGATTTGCTCTCTTGGCGGTCGAGTGACTAGATCAAAGCGCATTGGTAAGCTGTATGGTGTAGAAAAGAAAATGTGTTACAGAGTGCATACCGGAAACATAATTGATGTGTTTAGTTTGCCTAGAAAATTAGAAGCCCAACAGAAATTACCATTCAGAAATCGTTATTATAGATTCATAAAATCAGTTGAGCCTGCCACACCAAGACTGATGCGTTGTATTGCTGTAGATTCTCCTTCAAATTTGTATTTAGCTGGCAAAGCTTTCATTCCAACTCACAATACATACATGGGAGCAAGAGAGGCTGAACCTCTCTTGATGGTGCCGAATAAGCACATATGGATCGTTGGGCCAACTTATGATCTTGGAGAGAAGGAATTCCGGGTCATTTGGCAAGATATGATTGTAAAACTGGGTATGGGTCGCGAGAAGCAAATTCGTAAAGCATTCAACAAACGTGCTGGCGATATGTTTATTGAATTCCCCTGGAATACTAGAATTGAAGTGAGATCTGCCGATCGACCGGAAACTTTGGTCGGTGATGCTTTAGATTATGTAATTATGGCAGAAGCTGCTAAGCATACTAAAGAAACCTGGGATCGTTATATTAGACCAGCGCTAGCCGACCGCAGAGGTTCCGCAACCTTCAGTACGACACCCGAGGGTCAGAATTGGATTCATGATCTGTGGCAGCTTGGTCGTAACCCACTCTTCGATGATTATGAATCGTGGAGATTTCCATCTTGGGAAAACAAAGTAGTTTATCCTGATGGTAGAAACGATAAAGAAATAATTCTACTTGAACGAACAATGCCGCCAGAATGGTTCTTACAGGAAATTGCGGCTGATTTTACTAGCTTCATGGGTAAGATTTACTCGGAGTGGGATGAAATAACACATGTTAGGCCACATAAATATAACCCACTCTGGAAAAATTATATAGCATTTGACTGGGGTTTCGTTAACCCAATGGCCGCAGTAGAATTTCAAGTTGATCCAATGGATCGCATTCATGTTTGGCGTTTGCATTACAAGACACATACCAGACTTGAAACATTCTTACACCAAATGCAAGACAGAGAACAGCCTGAAGGTTATAAAATTGATCTTTGTTTCGGAGATGCTGCGGATCCTGAAGCAGTAGCAACAGTGTGCGCAAGGTTCGCTCCTTGCATTGCTGATCCGCTTTCAAAGTCAAATTGGCGAGAAGGCATAGATTTAGTAAAAAGTTTTCTCTCGACCCGTACCGTAGGGTACCTCGACGAATTCGAAACACCGCTAGACGAGCCATGGCTATTTGTAGACCCTGCCTGTGGGGATTTGATCCGCGAGTTCAATAACTACCGGGCGGTTGCACCTAGTTCAGGTAAGCCGAGAAACCCGAGAGAAGACGCCCAGAAGTATGATGACCACGCACTAGACGCATTGCGCTACGCTTTAATGCATATTTTCAAACTTGGTGCAACCATGAGCTTGAGTGAAGTTATGATGGATCAGATAATGGAAGATAAACCAGCCACAGGTTACTTTACCTCAAATAAGGAATTTGTGTGAAAAAATATACGCTCGATGGTGCAGAGATTACTGAGAATTACATTAAATGTGGAATTAATGGTTGTATTAGACATTACCTGCATAATCGATTTGGTACTCAGCATTGGACCAAAGACGATTTGGTGGTGAAAGAAGATGCGTTGTCCACGACGAATCGAGAATCCTAGCTCGGTTTGGCGTTATCCTGAAGATGATCACTGGCGTGATGATGATACGTGTTCCTACTGTGGGTGTTATAATCCAGATTTACTTCTGGAAGCGATACGTAGCAATATGGTTGAGTTAGGACCCACAGATAAGAACTACAAAGTGTATTTGAAGTTTGAAGCTAATCGTGAAAAGAAGTTTTATTTTCAGCACTTCTCAGTTGAACAACAAAAAGAATTCATTTTATTGTTGAATTTAAAAGAAGCTGGTTTTTCAAAAATAAGGTTTGGTTATCCTGGTCATTTTTATGTCTTACCGTATTTTGCTAGCAAGGAAGGAGGGTAAGATGACATCGCCAGAGGAACCTGAAGACATCATTAATGCAATAGAGCAGCAGCATGCGGAACGTCAGCGCTCATTCAGCGAATATATGTCTAAGTACGATACTGTCAATGCGGTATATGATCCCGTGCACGGTTCATATGTTATCATGGCAGAACGTGATCCAAAGCTTGGATTAGATACTGCGTTTACTGAAATGGGTTACGCTTCACTATCTCCGTTTACATCTTGGACACGTGATGAGCGTGTAGGTGAGCTTAGAGATAAGCAAGGTATTCGTAAATATTATGACATGAAGCGAGCAGATGGTACTGTTCGTGGTGCATTAAGACTGGTTAAGACACCAGTGATGGCCGCTCGTTGGTTTATCGAACCAGCTAGTGATTCTGCAATTGACAAAAACATTGCCAAATTTGTAGAAGAGAACCTGTTTGAAGGGCTTAACATGCCTTTCGAACGTGTTCTTGAAGATGCTCTGCTCATGTGTGAATATGGTTATATGCCACTAGAAAAGGTCTATGCTCTAAGTTCTGATGGCAAAATTGTTCTAAAGAAGTTGGCTCCACGGCATCCATTGGATATCCAGGAATGGTTATTCGATATGGAAGGTGGTCCTAACGGAATTATTATGGATGCAACTGAAGCTAACGGTTGGAATGCTTCTGCAATTCCAATTGAGAAGCTAGTTGTATTCACATTAGAGCAAGAAGCTGGCGACATTCGTGGTATTTCCTTGTTAAGAAGTGCTTATAAGCACTATTATTACAAGGACACGCTCTATAAGATCGATGCAATTCAGAAAGAACGTCATGGTATTGGTATTCCGATCATCAAGATGCCATTAGGCTATACAGCTGATGACAAAAGGCTCGCAGAAGATCTCGGCCGTAATCTTAGAACCAACGAGCGTGCACACATTACTGTTCCAATGAACTGGGAGGTAGCATTTGCAAAGCTAGAAGGACAACCAGTAGATTGTCTACCGTCAATCAAGCACCACAATGATCAGATCATGGGAAACATTCTTGCACCATTCTACAATGATCCAGGTGCTAAAGAAGATTCCATGACGATGTTCTACAAAGCCACTAGATACATTGCATCAACTATTGCTGGTACATTCAATCGCTATGTTATTAAGCAGCTAGTTGATTTCAATTATTCCCGTGGAAAATACCCAATATTAAGAGCACGTCGTATCGGTGAAAATGAAGATCTACGTACATGGTCGTTTGCTTTCCGTAACTTGGTTGGTACCGACGCAATTAGACCTGATGCACCGTTAGAAGCATTCTTACGTAAAGAACTCGATTTACCGCCAGCAGATCCAACAACTGTCCGTTTACGACCAACACCACAGGCACCAGGTGGCGGATCTGCTGACTCTCCTGGTAATACAACAAACCCAGCAGCTAATGTTGGACCACCAAAAATTGGTCCACCTAGACAAAAAACTACTCCTCCAGTTGGCACTCCAAAAGGTAATTCAGGTACCGACCGTTCTGGCGGAGGTAAGTAATATGCGGAAAGGAGCAATATAATGAGACCTGAACCGCCTACTTCTGTTCGTCAACGTAGGCTAACAGAACTAAAAGGCGAATCTTTGCAGACGGTCCGTCAGAAAACTATCATTGAGATGTCTGACCGGATGGTTAGAGGTTTCAAGAAAAACGCACAGAGGATTGCATCCAAGCAAGACATGCCTTACGATAGAGCTGCCGCTATCCTGGCTGCGGCTGCCCGCAAGGCGTCACCGGCGGCAAGACGCAAAAATCCTAACCTGAATAAGGTTAAGGGAAAAGGTGATAATAAATGACGCTAGCTAGCTACTTGGTAGACGTAACAGGATTAGCGTTCGATGAACAAAATGGCGGAAAATCCACTTGGGTTCATGCGTTGCCTGTGGGGTCTTTCAAGCACCCAATGTACGGCACCATCGATGTTAATTCTGATCGTGCAAAGCGATTTGCCGATGGTGTAAACAGTAAGGTACGTGGTATTGATCTTAGTATCAACTTCGTACACAACAACAATGATGTTGCCGCAGGTTGGGCCAAGAAGGCTGAAGCTCGCTCCGATGGAGTTTGGCTTTTTGTTGAATGGACCGATGATGCAGCACAGCAAATCAAAGAAAAGAAGTGGCGCTACTTCTCTTCCGAGTTTGAGGATGAGTGGGAAGACCCACAAGGTGCTAAGCACAAGGATGTCATGTTTGGCGGAGCACTAACTAACCGTCCATTCATGAAGAACTTAGTGCCAATTAATTTATCTGAAGCAGTATACGACAATGCATTTGAACTTGTCGCTGCTGTTCAGGGTGTTCCCGTCGACTCCTTGAAGGGGGGTAATACAGTGCCATTAAGCGAAGACGACCTTAAGAAGATCGTTGAAGGTGTATCAACAAAGCTGGCTGAGAACAAGGTAGCAAACCCGGATTCTACAGTTAAGAGACTAACCGAGATCCCGGAGCTGAAGGAACTAGCAGACGCAAACCCGCTAGTTAAGCTTCTAATCAGCCAGGTTGAAGCACAGAACATTGGAATCGCAACTAGTGCAAAGCAGCTTAAGGAAGCTGACATTGAGCGCAAGCTGGCAGATTTCGATCGTTCCAAGGTTATTCTAACACCAGTTGCACGTAAGCTTGCTTTTACTCTTGCGGAAGCAATTCCAGATGAGCTATCTGAGGCATTCTGGCAGTTGCTGACAGAAATGAAGAAGGGCACTTCGTTCCTGGTAGAACTTGGTGAGCGTGCTGGTGCAACTGTAAACTACGGTTCACACAAGACAGCGCATGCAATTCTTACTGAAGCTGCTGGTAAGATTCGTAGCGAACGCAAGGATCTCACTGAGACCGATGCATTCGAAGCTGCTGTATCAGAAAACCCAGCTCTATATGCCCGTTATCGTCACGAGCTATTAGAAGGGGTTAAGTAAATGGCTGGTACTGGCGCAAATACGGTCCTGGACAAGGCTCTTCCAGTCCTTGCGACATATAACTCTTCAGCAGCAGCAGGCGTACTTGCCAATCGGTTCGTTAAGTTTGGCGCTACCGCTGGAACTATTGATCTGAATGCAGCTACAACCACTCGTTCCATCGGTGTTGTTATGGAAAACATCGATGCTACCAAGGTTGCGACTGGCAAGGCCACTGCTGATGTAAGAATGATGGGTATTGCTACTGTTATAGTTACAACAGCAACGTCTATTGTACTTGGTAGTCTTGTTATGTCATCATCAACTGGTGGTGCAGTTCTAGCTGCAACTACAGGCAACATACCTCTAGGTGTGGTTGTAGGCATTACTGGAACAATCACTGCTGGTGACTTAATTCAGGTTCTTCTTACCCCTGGCCTGCCGGCGATCCCATAATGGTAATGTTTCTAGAACGCAAAACCAGGGTGGCTGCTATACAGTGGACAGGATCGAATCTATCTGAAATAGAAGATTTTGTAGATCTTTTACCTAAGTTAGATTCGTTCTATGATATTTTCACTGGTATATCAGTTACAAACGCTGGATCTGATGTTACAATCTCATGGAGCGGTGGAACAAAGACTGCTTCACAGGATTGGTGGATAACTGAAGGTCTTCGCACTGGTAGTATAGCTAGTCTCGTTGATGTTCTTGATGGTGATGGCGTAAAGCTATATCGTCAAGTTACTCCGTAATTTGAAGGGAGTGAAAAGATAAATGGCGGCTTATAATCCATCTGGATCTGGTGGCGTTCATACTGACCAGGTGCTTACCAACATCAGTATTGGATGGCCGAACAACGGCTTAGTTGGGGAGAAGTTACTTCCTAGCGTACCAGTTCGGAAGCAGTCCGACAAGTACTACATTTTCGGCCGTGAAGGCTGGCTTCCAGAGGATGATGCACGTGCGCCTGGTACAGTAGCCAACGAAGTTGCTGGTCTTGCTGTATCAACTGACACGTACTTTGCACGTGAACACTCTCTTCAGATTGCAGTTACTGATGAAGAGCGCGAGAATGTTGATTCTCCGCTAGCACCAGACCGCGATGCAACTGAGATGATTACGTCTAAGATCATGCTTGGTCGTGAAGTTGCGATTAAGACTCTGGTCACGACAGCAGCCAACTACAACGCTGGTAACACGGCTACACTAGCTGGTGCAGCACAGTGGAACTCTGCCAACTATGCTACGTCAGATCCGATTTCGGATTTGCGTACTGGTAAGGCTGCGGTTCACGCTAAGATCTTCATGGAGCCGAATACTCTGGTGATTCCTTACCAGGTTATGACAGCTCTGGAAGATCACCCAGACTTCCTAGAACGAATCAAGTACTCGGAGCGAGCAATTTTCTCTCCCGAGCTCCTTGCGTCAGTTCTTGGATTCAGCACAGTTGTTGTTCCAGGTGTAGGATACAACTCAGCTAACCCTGGGGCAACTCCTACGCTTGGTTACCTGTGGGGTAAGGATGTTGTAATGGCTTGGGTGCCACCGCGTCCAGGTCTAAAGATTCCTGCCTTTGGTTACGAGTTCACATGGGGAACTCAGTATGTTGACCGTTGGCGTGAGGAACCACGTAAGTCTGATGTTATTAGGGCTGCGCGGCGTTATGACCTCAAGCTAACCGCACTAGACTCAGCAACGCCAGGTCTAGCTATTGCCGGTTACCTTATCAAAGCTGCAATCGCTTAATAAGGGAGAGTCAAAATGGCAAAGAAGATTTTTGCTGTTACCAATGTAAAAGTTGGTAGTGGTCCAGGAGAGTTTGTTGCTGCTGGTGATGAAATTGATTCAAATCTACCGGCTTTTGATCGAAAGACGCTACTCGAACTACATAGTCAAGGTGCTATTGAGATTCGTGTAGTGGAAGAAGAGCCAGTTGCAGATGGATCTGTAGAGACACCAGATGGAAAAGGTCCAACTTCTTCAGAAACTGGTGCCAACGAGTAGTAAAGAAACCGAGGAGTAATGGCTCGTATTACTCCAAGTGATGCACAAGGTTGGGCAGAGTCGACAAAACTGACTGTGTCCAACCTTGACGCATCATTATTGGAACAAATAGAAGCAGAGATTATAGGTCGACTAAATAGCTTATTTACTACAACTGGCTGGATAGATCCATCAACCACGCCAGTTTTAGTTAAAGTTATTATTGCTAAGACGTATGTTTCATGGGTATACGATAGACAATATAGCGAAAATCAAACCGAGGGCAATGATTATGCAGCACTGCTGCGACAAAATGCCGAAATGCTAATGACAGGTTTGATTGATGGCACCATAGACATCCCTGGGGAAACTCCGGTGGGTGCTGGGGCAGGACCGAGCTTCTATCCTAATGATGCTTCTTCGGCTCAATGTCCTACATCAGATGATATGTCGCTAGGGCCAGCCAAATTCTCAATGAATCAACGGTTCTGAAATGGCTATTTTACGTAGCATCAGTGGTGCTGGCAATGGTATGCAAATCGGCAATCCATTCAGCTTTGGTGCAGGCAGTTTTGTTAGACAAGCCTATATTGATGCTACTGACATTGATAAATTAAGTTCAAGTGTAAAAAGCTTTCGTGAACCACTTACTTTATCATTGAATGCGGTTGTACAGCCAGCTATTGTATCCAATTTTGCTGACCAAGGTAGACCTAGATGGACACCATTAGCAGCGACAACGTTAGCTAGTCGTAATCCTCAAAAAACTACTAAGAAAAATGCAAAAACGAAATCTAGTGGAAATAGGATACTAGATAGAACAGGTAGATTAAAAAACATTGCAACACAAAAGAATCTATGGGAAATCAAAGACGATCAACTAACCTTCAGAGTCAACTTCTTCACTCAAAAAGTTATCTATGGTGCATTCCATCAACTTGGTACTAGAAACATGCCAGCTCGTCCTTTTATTAGTATGACAGAAAAAGACGAAGATGATGTAGAAGATATCTTTGAGCTTTGGCTCCAAACTAGAATGGAAAAATATTGGGGAAGGAGTGGCACTGGTGAGTAATCCACATACAGATAATGACACAGTTGTTGCTCAAGCTATCTTTGATTTAATTGAAGCGAACAAAGTGGATTTAGCTCTTGATGATGTTCTGTGGGGTAATCAAGAAATGATACCTCGCGCTTCCGCTGCAATAGTGATACCATTGGGCAAGCGGAGAGTACTAGCTGGAGTTACCGCTCCGGGTGGTAGAACCGAAAATACTTTGTTGGTGACAATTGAAATAAGTAGAAGCAAGGTTGGCACTGAAGCGGTAGAAAGAAAAGCAGTAGATGATACTGGTACGGCCATTGAATTATTAATTCATTCAGATACTACTCTTGGTGGAATAGTAATTCATGGGTTTGTGGAACAAACAGATCGTGGTGAAGTAACTATTACATCTGGTCAGTACAGAACGGTAAGATTGATGTACGCTGCGCGTACTAAGACATATCTTAGTGTTCCAACAGCTTAGGAGTGCCATGTACTTCGAAGTCGAATCGGACAGGGATGTCACTGTTAATGCCATTGGGCTTCTAGAGGCAGGCGTTCCTGTAAGAATAGATGATAACACACGAACATTGTTCACACGTGAACATGGTGTAGATATCACACAAGCAAATTTCCCAACCTTTGTTCAAGTAACTGCTGTGGTGGAGGAGGATAACTAATGAGCATCGGTATTGGTGCTGCTGGCATAGCCGGCATTGCTGTAGAACAGTTAACACCTCCAGTATTAGCAGGATCTGCCACTGCTGGTGGTGCTCTAACTGCTGGTGTGTATAAGTACTATGTAACCGCAATAAATGCTAATGGTGAAACTACCGTTAGCAATGAAATTACTGTTACTACTTCTGCCGGTGACCTAACTGCTGCATTAACTTGGGCTACGGTTACCGGTGCTACAGGTTATAAAGTATATAGAACAGCCGCTGCTGGTGCAACTGATACAGAATTACTACGAGCAACACTTGGTGTTGTTCTTCTATACAACGATACAGCAGTAGGTGCTCCGGCTGGTGCTTTTCCAACTACAAATACAGCGGAAGCTCCTGGTACTTACGTAGCACCAACTAAGTTTTTCCCATTCAACAGTGAATCGATTAGCTCAACCAACGAAACGATTTGGCGTAGACCAATTCGTCAATCAGCTGATATCATCGGTGCTGTTGCTGGTAACTATCACGCTGAAGGCGATCTTGAACTTGAATCGCTTGAAGATGTTGTTATCTACTTCCTGTGGGCCTCTCGTACGACCGTAGTGCGAACAGGTACAACTCCAAACTGGATTTATACAATTACACCTACATCAGCAGCTACGGCAAATAAAACCTTCTCGTTGACGATTGTCCGTAATGGTATTGTGTTTGGTTATGTTGGTATTGTTACATCCAGTTTCAAGTTTGGTATTGATAGTGGATTGCTTACTTTCGGCGTAACTCTAATGGGTACGGATGAAGCAGTGCAATCACTACCTACACCGACTTGGCCAACTACTGTTCCATTTGGTGCTGGATCTTACACTGTCGAAGTACCCACAGGATCAACCGTACTAGACACAGATACATTTGAATTCTCGGTAGAGGATAACGCTGAAGCACAGTTCAGACTTAAGTCTACCGGACGTGGAGCACAGTTCATTAAGTATGGTGAGCGAAACTCAACTCTGAACATGGAACGTGACTTCGAATCTCGTACTGATTACGATGCATTCAAGGCTGTTACTTCTCAAAGCGTAACATTAACTGCATCTAAGGGAGCTAACAACTCCATATCTATTCTGGCACCGGTAGCGATCAAAGACACATTCGAAGTAAATAATGGTGGACAAGGTGACCTGGTTCGTGCGACAATTGCTTACCAGAACATCATTGATGGTACAGGCAAGTCTTGGCAAATCACAATCAAGACACAGGAAACAATCATTCCATAGGATGTTAAATGGGTTGGCATGCTATATATGAATTGCTGATCTTTCAAACAAAAATTTTTATACCGTTTTTAGTTGGCTACCTATATGCCAAATCCAAGTTTCAATACAGGAGTTATAACATGCCTAGTGCAGTAGTTACAGATAACGTTAGTGACAAAATGCCGTTGAAGTCATTACCACCAGACGGTTTCGTTATCGTGCGCAGAATGAACTATGGAGAAGAACTATCTCGCAGTTCAAAAGCTACTAAACTTCTAGTTGGTGGTGGAGACAACAAGAACAACAAAGATAATTTCCAAGGTGAAGTTGACATCCAGACTGAAGCCATTGCTCTGTGGGACTTTGCTAACTTGGTTGTTGATCACAACTGTGAAGATGCTGATGGACGCAAGTTGAATTTCAAAAATATTGCAGATGTAAAGAGACTAGATTCCAGAGTTGGAAAAGAAATTGGCCAAATCATTGATGACTTCAACAACGTGGAAGATTCCGAAGAAGTAAAAAACTCCTAAGCGAGATCAGGAAGGGGATAATAGTTCCGAAAGCTATAATAAAACAAGAAGCAATTAATGTAATAAATTTGGTAAACTGGTGTGAAAAATTTTCAACCATGCCTCGTGCAGGTGGAATTTTAGATCAAGATAAATTGTTTGTACATGTAATGAATTATGTGTTGTTGTGGAAATCTCAACGAGAAGAGTTAGATAGTAAGAAGTCAGGCAACCACTAGCTAAGGTAACAAAATGCCATTCAGTGCAACGCGCGATCTTTGGTTGGTTCTCAAGGCCCGTGATGAAGGTGCACGGGCCATGCGAACGTTTGCCAGAGACGTTCGCATGGTTGGCGATAGTGTAACCCAAGCAAACATGCAAGCGGCTAGATCAGCATTACGAAACCAGCTAGCAATGCAGCGTATGACTGGTGCAACACAGGCTGATCAAATTGCTACTATGAAGCGCATTCAAACCATTGATCAACAGATCAATCAATCTAAGATTCATCGTGCTTCTCTGGAAGAAACCAGAATAAGTGCACAGAAGCTTAGTAGTGCTATGAGTGGTGCAGCAGCCACCATGACCGCAGTTGGTACCGGTATGGTGGCTGCTGGAGTGCTCGGTGTAGCAGGCATAAAGAGTCTTGTAGATAGTGCAATTGACTATCAGAAGCAAGCCAGTCTGACTCGTACTCAGGTTGATAAATTCGCAGCATCTTTGAAGGATATCGAAGATATTGGTCTAAGAGTAGCGAATAAAATTGGTGTGCCGTTTGCCCAGATTCAACCAGCGTTGTTCGATATCTTCTCATCTTTGGAAATTGGCACCAAAGATGCAGAAAGATTATTGGAAATTTTTGCTAAGGCTGCTGTTGCTGGACAAACAGATATTCAATCAGCATCTCGTGCTACTATTGGTATATTGAACGCTTTCCAACTGCCTCTGACTTCTGTAAATCACTTAATGGATTTGCAGTTCCAGTTGGTTCAGGAAGGTGTTGGTACATATGAGGAATGGACCCAAAGAATCGGTCTAGTATCACCGTCAGCGGTTCGTGCTGGACAGTCTGTCGAGACAATGTTGGCAGCACTAGCAGCAACTACCCGTCAGGGTATTTCAGCCGCTAGGTCTGGTACTGCGGTAGCTCGTGCTTTCGATGCTATGTCCAATCCCAATGCTGTTGAAGCTATGAAAGCAATGGGTGTTAATGCACTTGATGCTTCAGGTAAGTTCCGTCCAATCATTGATGTTCTAGGTGAATTCCGTACACAGATAACTAAGCTACCACAATCAGAACGAATTGCTAAAATTCTTGAAGTCTTCAAGGGTGCCGGTGGAACTATTGAAGCACGAAGATTCCTTCAGAACATGCTTCTTACGCCTGGAAACCTTGAACAGTTCAAGTCTATTTTCGAAGAAATGAGCAATGAGTCAGGTTCATTCGAAAAAGCTTATTCTATTATGGCTGAATCAGCTGCAACTAAATCTGAATTATTATCTAACAAGTGGGAAACACTTAAGGTCAAAGCTGGCGAAGCACTTATACCAACGTTCTTGAAGGTAGTTGGCGCACTAGGATCCTTGTTTGACTGGTTTAACAAACTAGATCCAAGCACTCAGAGTATGATTGCTACCAGCACTGCATTATTCTTAGCATTAACAGGTGTTGGTGGTATTCTATTGATATTGGTAGGAACGCTCGCCGCATTTATTGCTGCGGTGGTTGTAGCAGGATCATCATTGTTTGTTGTTCTTGGTATACTATCAGCAGTAGGTATAGCTGTTGTTGCTTTTGGTGTTGGTTTAGCAATAGCTTGGAAGAATAGTGCCAACTTCCGAGGTATAATCCAAGACCTTGGCAAGAAGATGGAAGATTTCTACAAGAATTACATAGTGCCAACAGGGCTTGCTATTAAAGAAGCTTGGGAAAAGAACATGCAGCCAGCGCTCTCAGCGCTTGCTGATATAATTGAACACAAGATCTTACCTGTGGTGCGTGACTTCAACAATTTCTTGGCTAGTGAACTATTTAAGTCAGCAATGGAAGTTGGCAACAATATTAAGGACTTCCTAGTATTTGCATTTGAAAAGCTTGGCTCAATTATTAACACAATGATTATACCAGTCATTCAAAAACTAACTCAATACTACCATGACCATGAAGAAACCATTAAGCAAGTTGCAACATGGATGATTTTCCTTGGAAAGTGGATCGCAAAGATAGCTTTGATATTCGGAGCCATTCTTGCTGTAGTACTAATTGGACCAGTAGTGGCAGCCTTTGTGGCTGTTATCGCTGTTATTGGTGCTGTGATTGGTATCATTGTATTCTTGGTAGAAGCTGTAAAAGCAATAATACATTGGTTCGGCACTGAAGTTCCAAAGGCTTGGGGTGCTCTAGTAGATGCAGCAAAGGCTACTTGGAATGCTATAGCAAGTTTCTTCGTTGAATTATGGAATAACATTGCTAGCTTCTTTGTAGGCGTTTGGAATAACATCGTTGGAATCTTCAATACAGTTATGGGAGTACTTGCCGCTGCCTGGAACACTTTCTGGAATAGTTCCATTGGTGGTTTGATTAAAGCAGTCCTAGGTGCTATATGGGCATTCATAAAATTGATCTTTGTAAGCATTCAATTTACAATTCTAGTTGTACTTAAAGCTATTGAAGACGCTTGGAATTTCACTTGGAATGCAATGAAGAATGGTGCCATGATTATCTGGAACTTCATCTTCCCATTCCTAAAGGATACTTGGGAAAAAATATCTGGCGGAGCTAAATTAATTTGGCAATCAATTTCAGATTTTTGGAATTTCATTTGGACTGGTGTTAAAAACGCAGCAACTGTAATTTGGAATGCTACCGTTGGATTTATAATTGGAAAATGGAATGAGATCAAAGCGGCTGCTTCTGCAATCTGGAATGCTGTTCATGCTGGTATAGTTGGTCCAGTAGATAAATCAAATGATAAAATCGTTAGTGTATGGAATAGCATAAAAGAGTTCTTCTCTAACACTGGTAGTTGGCTCTTCAACGCTGGTAAGAATTTGATTCAAGGTCTTATTGATGGTATCACAAGCATGGTTAACAAAGTAACGGACAAGATTAACGAGATAACTCAAAAAATCAAAGATCACTTCCCACACTCACCAGCGAAGATTGGTCCATTGTCTGGTAAGGGTGGTATGTATTTTGCTGGACAAAATATTACCAAGCAGCTTTATCAAGGTATGCAAAGTAACATGAGTTTAGTAGCAAATGCATCTAGCTTAATTGCATCAGCAGTTGGTCCGACTACCCCTGGTGTAAATGGTTCTACGGCTACTGGACGAACATATAACCAGCAAATTACAATCAATACGCAAGAAATTAATCCACGACGTCAAGCCGCTGAACTTGGTTGGCTTCTACAAGGGAGGGCCTAGTGACTATTGGGCTTTCTGACTATCAATTTCAATTGAATGATACAGGCGTCTTGCTCAATGGTAACGATTCAGCAACTCCATTTGTAGATGTTGAACGAGTGGCCGGGTTAGATTCACCGCCGTTTCGTGAGACGGTTCGAGATCATGAAGGCGTAGATGGTGGTTTCATTGATGCAGAATTTGAAAAAGGTAGAGAAATAGTTATAGAAGGTACAGCATATTGTGATATAAGTAGTGTTGAACCTTTCATTGATGATCTAAAAGCAAATTATGCTCCAGTAACCACACCTATACCACTCTATTTCAAATCTTCTGGAGTTGATGAACGAGTCATTTTTGTTAAACCAAGAGGTGCTAGGTTTGACTGGGAAACAATGCGTCGACTTGGTATGACTGCAATTCAATTCTTAATGTACGCCGAAGATCCTCGAATTTATACAAATTCACTAAGTTCAACAACAATTAATTATGGTGGAGATACTGGAATAGGTTTTGCTTTCAGTGTTGCTTTTAGCCTCGATTTTGGTGGTGGAGCAACACCTGGTGGTGCCAATGTTACCAATGATGGAAATAGACCAAGTCCTTGTGTTCTAACCATCACTGGTCCGGTTATAAATCCAGTAATTTACAACAACACCACAGGTAACGTTATCAGATTTACAATTGAACTTGCTGCCATGGATACACTCACCATAGATACTGGTAATAGAACGGTGTATCTTAATGGTAGTATAAATAGACGCAACACAATGACCAATCCAGATTGGTTCTTCATCATTCCTGGTGTTAATCAAATCTTGTATGGTGGACTAACTGGTACTGGTAGTACGCTAAATGTCGCATTCAGATCTGCTTGGCGTTAGGAGAATAAAGTGACAGTTGCAAACCCTCCTGGCTTCTTGCAGAATGCCGGAGCTACACATACTGCTGAACAGTTTCGCAACTGGACCAGTATGGAATATGCAGGTAAGAATGGTGCTACATCATTAATTACTCGTGGTGGGGTAAATCCTAATCTTGGAAATCAACTTAGTGTAACACAAACAGGTTCACCGTCTATGGCAGTTATAGTTAAAAATGGTCATGCTGTTATTCCAGGCACAGAAGGTTCCAAGCAAGGTGGATATTCTGTATTCAATGATGCTGATGTCACACTAAGCATTGGTGCGGCACATGCTTCTTTGAACCGTATTGATAGTATTGTTTTCAAAGTTGAAGACTCTGCTTATTCTGGTGCCAACAACACAAGCTCGTTGGTCGTTGTAGCTGGCACACCAGCATCATCACCAGCCGCACCTACCTTACCAGCTAATTCAATAGAGCTTGCTAGAGTTTCTATTCTTGCTAACGACACTTCAATAACAACTGGTGAAATCACAGATCGGCGATTCTTCCTCTGTGGGCTCGGTGGCATTATTATCGCTACCAGCTCAACAAGACCCGCTGGTACCACCGTTGCTGAAGGTCAAACAATCTACGAAACTGATACTGATTCCATTTATTCTTATGACGGCGCAACTTGGAATCTTGTTTGGATTCTTGGTGCTTGGACTACTTATGCTACGACATGGACGTCTACTGGTACTGCTCCTGCTATCGGCAATGGAACACTAGTTTCCAAATATCGTCAAATAGGTAAAACCGTACATGTACGAATTACAATAACGATGGGTTCCACAACTACTTATGGTGGAGCTAACTTCTGGACACTTTCGCTACCTGTTACTGCTGTAGCAGATAAGCAATGTGGAGTTGCTGTGTACGAGGATATAGGCATTCTCGATAGGTGCGGTGCTGTATACACCTTCTCGACGACTCAACTGGCAATGGTGACCTCGGCCGGTGGTGTTGTAACTAGTACGACGCCGCACACCTGGGGCAACACAGATGTACTTATAGTGAATATAACTTACGAGGCAGCCTAAAATGGTAGAATCATTAGAGCTGTTAAGTATTTTAGATCCAATAGATACACCTCCAATAGAATACAGATACATCTATGGTAGCATGCTGACAGAAGAAGTTATCGAAGAGATTCCAACTTATGGCGTTTTCATGGATATGGAAATGAATAAGGGTGGACAATTCCAAGGTACATATCAACTAGATCAAACTGGAAAAAGCAATGAGAGCTTAGTTGCTGCTAGTATTCCAGGTAGAACTTGGGTTGCGGTAGAACGCAATGGAGTTTGCATTTGGCATGGTTATATTTGGAGTAGAGTATACTCTGCACAGTCAAAATCACTACAGCTATATGCGCTTTCGTTTGAAAATGTTCCTTCAAAAAGATTAATTCGATATGATTTGAATTACACTGCAATCGAGCAACGAAACATATTTAGAGATTTATGGACAAATATGCAAACTGGCACTAACTGCAATGTTAACGTAAACGTACCAACAGCTTTTAGCGATGTTGTTTTGAAAGATTTAACTGGATTTGCTACTGACTTCAAATATTATGATGAAGCAATGACACAAATTGCTGATTCTGTAGATGGTTTTGATTGGTTTGTTTCTGTTACTAAAGATGGTACTAACTATCGAAAAGATTTGAACATAGGATATCCAACTCTTGGTATCAATCAAGCAAACAGCACAATAGTATTTGAGTATCCTGGTAACATAATTCAATATTATCTAACCGAAAGCATAATCGACGCTGGCACAAATGTATTTGTTATTGGTGGCGGTGAAGGTTCTAACATGATCACTGCGGAAGTTGTTGATCCAGACATATTTAGTCAAGGTTGGCCAAGGTGGGATGTAGACATCACAAGGAAAGATGTTAGTTCATCTGATGATATCACTGCATTAGCAAATCAAATGTCACAAATTAGAAAACCTCCAATGAGTGTGATAAAAGTTACGATCAAAGCTAACCTAGCACCAGAATTTGGTAGTTACAGTTTGGGAGATACTTGCCAAATTGTCATCAAGGATCCACGTAATCCAACGATATTTAGTCAGTACAAAAGAATTCTAAAATGGGAATTGCATCCAGCATCTTCAGATTCTGTTGAAGAAGTTAATCTAATATTCGAAGGTGATCCAGATGTTTAGGAGTTATGATGGCTGACACAGGTAGATATCGCACTGAACCTGAAGATCTTCTTACTAAAATACGTAACTTGGAAAAGCGAATATCCAAGCTAGAACGCAGCCCACAGCTACCATCATCGGCTATTGATTCACAAGGAATTGATATTTTCGATGGTGCTATTCGGGCACGTGATGCTAGTGGAACAATTGTAGCACAATTTGGAAAGCAAGACGATAGTACCTATGGTGTAACAGTACTTGAAAATGGCGAAATGGTTCCACCAGCAGCACTGCTGAATCATTATGTTTATGCAGATACTGTATCAGTACAGGAAACCTATACTTCAACTAGCTTTGGTGATTTAGCTACCTTTGGTCCACAAGTTACTGTACCAGTTAGATCAACTGGTAGAATCTTGGTTATCTGTACAGCACAAATGCAGTGGGTCTCTACTGCATTTGGAATTTCAATTGCGGGTGGTGGTTGGACCACGATACAGATGGATGGTCCAGCAAACTTTATGACTACAGCAACAGCATCAGTAGTATTACTTCCGTCATTCAACGCAACACATACTGTTACTGCTGGTACAATTGCCGATGCTAACCAAGTTACCACTACTGCGGCAGAAGTTTTTGATGGATTGAATCCTGGTGAAACAATCATCACTATGAAATATCGTAACCAAATTGGTGGTCAGAACATTGACTATGGACGACGCACGTTAGTAGTCATTACTTTGTAATTCATTTGGCATAGTAACATCCAACCCCATCTAGAAAGTCTGAGGATTATGGGTGGACAGATGGGTCAAAAATACTGTCATGCTAGCAGTATTGTTAGTGTGGTTCGTATATATGTTAACGAACTTGGTAAGAGGTGTCCTGCCTGAACCAGCCCTGTGGGGCGTTCCAGGTGGGATTTGGCTCGCTTTAAATCCTCCATTTATTGGACGCTCCAATAAAACTCAGGAGATTGAAAAGTGAGCTATGTGACTCAATCCCTCGTATACGTCGTGTTATTTTTAGCGCTTGGTGCGCTAATAGGTTTCATTGGTGTTGTTGCCAAGGAATCTAAAAGGAGGACAAATGGCGGTAAACGTTAAAAGATGGATAGGCAGCGATATAGTCGAAGTTATTATCAGAATAATTGTCATATTAACAGTATGCGCTGCACTATTCCTCTTTTTTAGGCAAAACAGTATAGCTACTTGTCAAAGTGCGTATAACCAATCGTATGCAGAATATGCACTCGATGCAAGAAATGTTCGCGATTCTGACGATAAAGTCAGAGACGAATTATTCAGAACATTATATGCAGCTAGAACTCTTGACAGTGTTGCAGCACAAAAGCAAATAGACGCGGCATTCGTGAAATATTTTACCACAATCGAATTAACAAATAAACAAAGACAAGAGAATCCTGCACCAGCGTTACCTAATGATTATTGCGGGTGATGACATGACAGCTACTAGACTAGATATCTCAATTGAACAAGGTGCCAAGTTCGAACGTAATATTCTTGTTAAAAACAACAATGGCACTGTTAAAGATCTAACTGGATATTCAGCTAGAATGCAGATTAGACCAACGTTCGCTTCCGATACAGTTTTATTAGAAGCGACTACCACCAATGGTCTAATAAGCATTAACAGTCCTGGTGGTGTTGTCACCATTAGCTTGACGGCTGATGTAACAACAACTTTGGATTGGAGTGTTGCTGTATACGATCTAGAAATATACAGCAGTGTAACGGAAGTAATTCGCATTCTAGAAGGTAGTGCTTCTCTCAGTTTGGAAGTGACTCGATGAATGGTTTATTCGAAAAAGGACGTGAAGGATTCCTCGATGGCAGCATCGATTGGGATACTGACACGATCAAGGCAGCCCTGCTTGACCTTGGTACCGCTGATACTGGTATCAAGGCAATTGTAAGCTCGACAAATGCTACTCCAATTGTAGTAACAGTGACATCACATGGATTTACTAACGGTGACTTTGTATTCATTGATGGGCATACAACCAACACTGCTGCCAATGGTTATTGGAAGGTTGCTAATCAAGCTACCAACACAATTGAATTAACTCGCCCGGATGGTACAAACTCTGTGGGGAATGGTGTCGGTGGTGCTACTGGCTACGCCGTCAACTATGGTCCTAGTACTTCTGGCGACAACTATGATGACTTCAATGGTGCTGTAGTTGGTACCGATCAAACTCTTGGCACAAAAACAGTAGTTGCAGGTGTAGCTGACGCTGCCGATGCTACTTTCACATCAGTTACTGGTAACTCAGTTGAAGCAGTACTACTCTACAAAGACACTGGTACACCATCGACATCAAGAGTAATTGGTCTTATTACAGGTAAGCAGATTGTTACTTGTGCAGTACAGGCTGCATCATCTTCTACTTCTATTGTAGTTGATGCACTGACGTATGCAATTCCTTCCGGAACTGTATTAGCATTTAGCAATGGTGCTTCTGCAACACTATCTTCACTTGCTACGGCTGGAGATCGTTCCATTGCAGTCTCTTCTACTGCTGCAACGATTACGGCAAACTCACGTGCTCTTGCACCTATTACAGGTTCTGGACTTCCTGTAACTCCTAATGGTGGTAACATCGTGGTTACGTGGGATAACGGGGCAAATAAGATATTCAAACTGTAAAGATAAAATATAAAAGAATTTGCTGATCAAGATGATATCAAATGATTTCAAAATTGGATGGATTGTAGGAATAATAGAAGGAGAAGGATGGATAGGCAGTGACAAAGATGGTAGACCTAAAGTTCAAGTTGCAATGACTGATAGAGATACAATATACAAATTACTGGAGTGGGCAGAAACTGGAATAGTATCAGAGTCAGATTGTGGAACTATTACTGGTAAAAGAATTTGGAAATGGGCAATCTATGCTAGAGAAGATGCAGGAAAATTTATTGAGAAAATATTACCTTATCTAGGTACACGTAGGAGCGAAAGAGCTATAGAAGTTTTAAACAAATGGAAACTCTTAAAACCAAAACATGGTACCTCAACAACATGTAAACGTGGTCATGAATTGTCTGGAGAAAACTTATATATTGATGTTAGCCAAGAAAAATATCCTAGACGGCGTTGTAAGAAATGTATGGCCATAAGAGTCAATCAGTACAAGGAAAGATGGAAGGAGAGGTTGCAACATGCTTCGAGGTAACGGAGCGAACAAAATTTTCAAACTCTAGTGAAAATGGTGAGGTGCTACCATGGCCACACCTCCTACCGTTGTAAGTAGTGGTGTATTAACTGGGTCAACTTCATGGGGAACTGATAAACCAAAGACAGCTTCCGTGACTGTCGCCTCTGGTAACATACTAGTAGTGTGTGGTATTGGAGGCGACTACGGTAGTGCGGGTGATGATTTCTCAACCCCCACAGGGGGCGGACTCACTTACACATTAGCGCAACAACATCAGCTAACTCTAAACTCATTTCCATGGACTTGGACCGCAATAGGTAATAGCTCTACACCATTCACATTGTCTTTGACTGTACCAACAAATTCACCAAGATATGGTTGCTTCTACGTAGTTCTATCCGGGTCTGATGGTGTTGGTGCAAGTGATAAAAACAACGGGTCCGGCGCTTCTACCGTAAGCTTAACAACTACTCAGGCCAATTCACTAGTGATTTGTTCTGTGGGAGACTGGGATGCTACCAATGGTGATGCGACAAGAGTATATCGAACTGTAAATGGTATAACACCTGTTCGTGCTGGTGCTGGTGAAGTTACTTATAACAGAACTAGTGGTGAATATACAGCTTATGGTGCGTATTGGACAGATGCTGGTGCTACTGGTTCTAATGCCTATGGTTTCACTACGCCATCGGCTGGTGTCAAATATACCACAATTGCAATTGAAATCAAAGGTTCAGCTGCTGGTGGCACACAAACAATTAATGCAAATGGAATAGTGTCTGGTGAAGTATCTGGTACGGCAACGATTTCAGCAACTTATACAGTAGATGCCAATGGTGTAATATCTAATGAAGTAGCTGGTTCACCTACAGTTTCTGCTACTTATAACATCGTTGATAATGGAATTACATCTGGTGAAACTATCGGAGCTGCCACATTAACTACTAATTACACAGCTAACGTAAATGGTATAGTTAGTAGCGAAACACCTGGTTCTCCAACTGTAACATCAATTTACAACATTGGCGACACTGGTATTGTTACTGGTGAAACGTTTGGTTCTCCAACAATAACTACAACTTATACATTAGATGTACAAGGAATAATTAGCCAAGAAATTACTGGTAACAATCAAGCAGTTGCTGGTGCTGCAACTATTCTTGCTAATGGCATTGTTAGTCAAGAAATAACTGGCACACCAAGTATAATAAACGCATTCTCACTTAACACTGATTACATTGGAAGCAGCGAAAGATTTGGTGCTACTGCTGTTACAGCCGGAGATGCAACAATAGCTGCTGGTGGAATTGTAAGCCAAGAATATATTGGTGATAATCAACTAACAACTACAATTACAATTGCACTAAATGGAATTGTCAGCCAAGAATTATTTGGCACCGCTACAAGTACTGCATCGGTTGATGCTAATGGAATAGAATCTGAAGAGAATTTTGGTTCTCCAGCTATAACAACTACAGCGACGATAAGTGCAAGTGGTATAATTTCTAATGAGCTTTATGGCAACAACAATGTTTCAACGGGTATTGCTCCTGTAACGGTTGATGGGATCGCAAGCCAAGAACTTTTTGGCAGTCCAATACTGTCGGCAACTTATACAGAAAATGCCAATGGTATACCAACAAATGAACAATTTGGTGCTACATCTATTACAACTATTTATACACTAAATACAGAAGGAAAGACAACAGATGAAAAATTTGGTTCCGCAGTAGTATCTGCAACCTACAGTGCTGCAATAGCTGGAATAGATTCTACAGAGAAATTCGGTTCACCAACAGTTACGCCAGGTAGTTTGACAATAAATGCTGGTGGAATCAATTCTGATTCTAGCTTTGGTTTACCAAGTTTTGCTGAAACTGTCACCATAAATGCTAGTGGCATTATATCCACAGAATTATTTGGACGGCAGGTAGTAGGAGCCACCTACGAGTTAATTGGGTCGGGAGTCGAGAGCTCGGAGCGGCTAGGCAACGCGCTGGTGATGGCAGGATCGTTCACTGCCTCTGTTAGTAGTGCGGTTAGCGGCGAGATTTTCGGCAATGCCACAGCAGTACTAGGAGAAGTTCCACAAAGCATATTTGCGAATGGAATTAAAACTAGCGAATTTGTTGGTACACCACACACTGGCAAGCAAGTATCAATAGATGCAGTAATGACTCTACCAAGCGACATAATTTCTATTGTGATGGAAGACGATGTCTTGGTCACAATAAGCTAAAGGCCGCCTACTAATGTAGGCGGCCAATAGTTTGTCTATATTCAAAAATTTAGCATGGTCGAGCAAGAGAACGGCATCCAATCACAGTGCCCGATTTGTTTCTTACTTCAAGATATGGCACTAAGAAGTCTAACCTGCCGACAGCTAATGCAGTAGCAAGAGATACAATATAGTAGGTACCTGTTACCTGTGGGGGTGTGCTTGATAAATGTCCATATTCAATACGTTCTATATTAATTTCATCAATCTTGTATGAACCAAGTTCGATTTCTACAAGTCTCGCTGGTGGATATTCTGTTGATTTTGGAATTATCTTGCACCAACTAATGATCCATTTGTCTGTTGCTTCGATCCAGCCTTCACCTTCCAAGATTGGATGATCTGCTGGAAAGATCACTATAGGATGTGGAGTTAAATTTATTAGCATGCTTCACCGTTAATGGTTGCTCTTGGACTACCAAGATATGGTCTAAGACAGGCAGGACATATTGCTGGATTGTTTACTGCGGTAGAAGTTTCAAGTGATTCTACCCAAGTCAATGCTACATTAGCAACTTGGATAAGCTCCTTGACAAGATGATCCTTGCCTTCATCTCCATCATAAGTAAGAGCTCGACCAACTTCACCTATCTCTTCAACCAAGGCAGCGAGTTTAGCCAGCGTACTCATATTAGGATCGAAGATTGAACCACCATGGTCTTTGTGCTTTATGTGTGCTCTTATTGACTCAGCTCTGACTGCCTGTAGAGTCAAATCAGACAACATTAGTAAATCATCCACTATAAATTTTCCTTCAACTTCTGAAGTGTTGTTTCATTGAAGATTTTGTTATGTTTCATTTCATAAGACATCATTAAACGCATGGCATCGTTACCGTGAACATGACCTTTGTTGAACACGTTTACAACCTTAAGTTTTCGGTCATCCCAAAAACCTTTACCATACGCTGGTGTAACTAGAATCTTATCAATGTACTTTAATTGACAATAAAGCTCAATTACACCAATGAACTCTACACCTGTAAAAACCACACCAGTCATTCCCTGACGGAAATGGAACTGTTCATAGATGACTAGTTTTGGTTGTAGATTACAAAGCATATCATATAATGACTCATGCGGATGCGGGTACTCATCTGGTCTAATATGAAAAGATCGATATCGTCCATCTTCTTTAGTTGCTACTCCTGTGGTGGTTCCAGGATCTAACGCAACAATTTCAACTGACAAGTTAGCTCCTTATATCTTATAAAATTCTAATCTAAGTTTAGCTTCTTTTGGACCACCATATAATCCTCGTTCGTATGATAAATCCATACTAAACATTTTACCCCCAAAAGCAACGTTATCCGATTCAATCAAAATGACTTCAGTTTCAAGATCTCTAAGATCAATCTTTATTACCTTTGGAGATTCTTTACGCTTATTAAACAATTTCCTCATATAAGTCACTCATATCTTGTGCACTCTGTGTGAATGATATTAGACCGCGTGTGATTACTACGTAAGTACCTATAGGAACCAATCTAAACGCGAAAGCCGAAAATATTCTTAATACATCATCGATGAGAGTATATTCAACTTCCTTTTCTACAAGGAGATCTATCATCGGCTGTTGATTCTGTGGATCCCACTGAACAGCATTGACAATTTCTGGCTTCTTCTCGTAGAGTGTCACGCGGCAACCCTTCCTTTGGTGGAATATCTGATCTGTCGATTCTTAACTCTAATAGCTTCGGTCTCTGCAAAGAGCTTTGCTTGTCCATCGCAATCACCACAGCCACAGAGTTTAGCAATGGTTGCAGTTGTATGACAGGTCCAGCAATGTCCGCTATTTGCTAGACAACACTTACAACTAGTACACAATGCGGCTATCACTTCGCCACCAACTGTTGGAAGTTTATTCATTTGATCCTCCTGACGCTCTGGCAGCTTCAACTATATCCTTAGTAGTTGCCGTCGTAGTAGCATCACCAGCTTCTACAATCTCTGGTGCATTAACTGGATCTGGGACAAGGACTGCGACTCGTGCATTTGCAGTTACTGCCGGTCTGGTCCACAAAGCCTGGACAATAGCTAGCACCGTTGCAATAAAGCCGATCAAAGAATTAGGTACTTCTGGTGAAACCAAAATTCCAAGTGAAGACAGCAATAGTACTGCTGCCATAATCAAACCCCGTAATAGTGTTGGATCCAAATGAACTAGCTTCCACCAAAATGTGTCTGTGGGCTCTTCCACTTTATGTTCCTCTTCTCTATATACTGGCATGATTGAATCAGATACTAGCTCAATCATTCTAACCTGTTCACTGATTTGAAGATATCTTGGATGCTGATAGAAAGTCTCATAGAAAATAAATTCTATGTTTTCGTTCTTCAATACGCCATGCAGTTGCTCTTCGCTATTAACATATACAAAACTCTGAGATCTCGGATTTACTCCATTTTGCTTGGCACAGTACATTGCATGTGACAAATTAGCTGCAAAAATATAATATCTCATGATGAGTAACAATCATCATACACAATATCTCCAAAACCTACAAACATTTTGTTGCCTGATTGTAGAGATGGAACATGTGGAACAACAGTGATTCTATTATTTCTTGCATAGACAAGATCCGCTTTTAGTACATTCATTTCTTTGTCATAAAATGACACCATGCCAGATACTTCATTTAGGAAATTATCCATGGGAAAACTTAGAGTCCAGAAACCTCTGCCATATGTAGTTGTTCTAGCGAATTCAATCCATATTGAAAGACTTCTGCTCATATCATAGACGCCGTTTATAGATCCATTGGCTATCGTTGGATGTATTTGTGATCCAAGCCATACTGGTATATACTTCATAATCTCTCGATTTCACAATTTGGCATAAACATAAATCGTTCTACTTTTTTACCTATTCTTTCTGCATGATCCGCAGTCCAACCAGATCCATATGTCTTTGAAGCAAAGTGCCGAACACAGACAAGTCTGGTGCAAGTGCTAGCTATTTCAATATTGCGTGCTTTGTAACCGTCTGGTTCCCAACGTTTATTTTCTGGCAAGAAATTTCTGTAATGAACTTCTAGCAAATTGGCAATTTGAATTCCAATTGTATCCAAGCCTGATGCACCACCAGATATAACTTCGTCAGGTAGTTGTTCACTTACATAGTTAGCCAGGAAATTGAATGCCACGTAAGAGGCATGAGTGTCGCTTTCAAATTTGGTGCTTCCTACGATAGCTAGTATGTCACCCATTATCCTTACCTACAGTTATTTCTTTCTTGGCCTTCAATTCATGCATAGCAATCAAACCAAGAACTTGATACCAAGGCATGTCGCCATTGGACATGAACATTGGATATTCTGTTACAACTACACCTTCAGGCCATAGCTGTTGCATCGTTGTTAATACAACGAAATTAACCAAAGTGTATTGACTAGCATGTTCTGGCATGTATGCTTCAAGACAACCTTGTATAGCTAAGGACAATACTTCGTCTGCCTTAACTTGCGCTTCATTTCTAACTTCAGTCATTGATTGCACCTACTAATTCGGTTTTGATAACTTCTCCTAGTAATTGCTCTTCATAATATTCTAATGGCATGATACATATATTCAATTCGAAATCCCAAATAGATCCTGATAGTGTGCAGAACACATCCACAGAATGTCTCATCTTCACTAGATCTTCTGGTGGTGCATCTTTGTGTTCTTCACAACCAAAACCGCCAGGATGCAAACCTTCTTCATCAAGAGTGTCAAACATGAAATGAACCACCACAGGAAGCGCATCACAGTCTAAACTAGGATCGTAGGACTCGCCAGGAATACCACTGTTGTATCCACAAGAAGGTCTGTCTCTCAATGCACCAACTCGATTATCCATTACAACTCCGACCATCTTTTGCCAATTGACGCATCGACCACAAATGGTACGTAGTTGGTGAATGCTCGTCCTGCTGCTGTCATCTCTTCATTGATGATTGAAGTTACTTCATCTGCATCTGTTTCTTTGCATTCTACGATTAATGCATCATGGATTGTTAAACGTATAGTGGCTAAATCGTGTAGTCTCGGTTGTAGTTTAATAAGAGCGGTGAGGGTAATATCTGATGAGATGGATTGTGGTAGGAAGGAAAGAGCTTCGTTGATGACATCTGCTCGATTTTGGTCGGTAATAAGCCAGAAGGAACGCTTACGACCGAATGACGTCGTGAGATCTTCCCCAGCCAAGATCTTGTGCGTAATTGATGCTTGCCACGATACCGTAGCTGGGATGAGCGCCTTGAAATTTGCAAGTAGTTCACGGGATTCCTCGATTGGTATTCCTAGTTCCGTTCCAATAGAGGCAGCACCTCTACCGTAACTGTTGCCAGTCAAAACTGTTAACCCATTTTGATGCATAGTCCAAGTACCTAATTCAGTCTTTACACACCAAACATCTGTTTTACGTGGATTATATCTGTGAATCATTTGCCCAGTAAGAATCGGTTTTGCGAGTCTATGTTTAAAATGATTTTTAGTTTGTGTTTCACTTGAATTATCCAAACGGGATTTTACCAAATACCCTTCTAAATATCCAATAATTTTTATTACCTCATTTAACCAGCCACTACTTTGTGAAATTATATTGGTTGATTTTGTTCCTTCCGCTTGATCTACTGCATTAAAAAATGCTTTTCTTTGTAAGTTACTCATTGATAATGCAAATTGCACCGGATCACATTTATCGATCAAATTGGCTCTTATTAGTAAATCACGAGCAGTTTCAGCAGGAATATTCCACCATACTTGCGATCTGTTTTCATATTCATACTTGGTATTATTGTATCCGATTAATAATTCATTAATTGTTTTATAGTGCTCACTAGTTTTGTCTTGACAAATACGTAGCTTGACGCCTCTACGCCTGCCATCAAGACCTTGTGCTGTTGTATTATTGATTGATTTTATATCAACACTTCCATCACTATAAGCCCAACCCAAAATTGCAGCTTCTTGTTCAGTTATATCTATCTTAGAATCAGAATCAAAATCAAATGCTAATAACAATCGCGTATCATTATTTATATTTTTTGTGGTAGTAAATTGTTGAACCCATGTACGCTTTCCATTTATACTTTTACGTTGTTCACTAATCCAACGGTGATTTGGTGTTGTTTCAAACGTAATATTGCTATGACCAAAACTATAAACATCTGCATCATTATAAGTTAGTACTTCTTCAATTTTGGTCCATCTAGACTTGGCCAAATTTTTATCATATCCAATTGTTTCATCTACACCTGGTATAACTTTATCATAAGTTAGCCAACCACGGCGTGTCAAAATTTTTGTATCGATTGGCACACACAATCCATAAAAGACAGATTTTATTTTTACTCGTTCTTCTTTGTTCCAGACACTTCCATAAATCTGTTCTGTTAATTCATTGAAGATATCTCGGGTTGGATCTCGGAAAATACTAGCCAAATATTCATCATGTGCTAGTGTAGTGATTACTCGACCTTCAGATTGCTTTTGATCAACTTGAATTAAAACATTTTCCGGATGAGATACTGTAAATTGCTTTTTAATTCGCTTATCACGGACGATGTTTTGTAGGTTGGGATTCTTCGAAGCGAGCCGCCCCGATGTCGTCCCGTGTAATGTGTAGGTCGTGAAGACTCGGCCTTTATAGACTCGCTTCTGGAAGCCCTTAACATACGTTCCGTCGAGCTTCGTTCGCCTTCTGTGAAGTAGGAGTTGTTCAATGAATGTCCTTATGTTATCTTTCAATCCCTGACGTGCTAGGACAGCTTCCAATGTATCTGCATTAGTAGTTTCTAATCTAAAACCTTCATCAGCAAACCATTTTAAAATTTGCATCGGCGATCTAGGATTTAGATTCCTACCTGTGGTGCCTGATATTTGCACTTCAAGATCATATAGTTCTTTATCAAACATTTCATGCAGTTCTTCACTATATTTCTCATCAAAAGTAATGCCAGCCCGTTCCAAACCCATCAAAGCGTTGGAGGCTTGAATGAGAAAATCGTGTTGCTTTCGTTCTCTATCTCCAAACTTACTGGAGAACAACTCGTACAGATCCCAAGTTGCACCAACATCGAAAGCATTGTATTTATAAAGAATGTGCTTTGGAATTGCACCGTAATCTTTCCCACGGGGAATGTATTGCTTGATAGCTGCTTCCCAGTCTGGTGCTCCCAATAGTTCAATTGCAAGCTTCTTAAGTCCATGAAGTCCTGGCCGTTCATCTAGGCAATAACTCATGAGCATGGTATCCGCGAATAATTCTAATTCACCGAATACTGGAAACATACCATTCAGATCGAACTTACCATTATGTCCAATGAGTTTTTTAGTTCTGAAAAGCTTCTTAAGAACTTCAACAACACGTGCTACATATAGTGCAGCACCAGCAAATACAACTGCTCTACCACGGGCATACGCAATACCAACACAAAGTAAAGTGTAATGTTCAGGATGGGCGAAAGAAAAGTCTTTATCCATTCCTGCTTCGATGTCGATGATTAATGGACCATCAAGTTCCATTAGTCTATTGGCAGCTTCAATGATTGTGTCTTCAGTGGTGAACACACGATACTTTGGTTCATTCCATTTCTCGTATATTCTACCTTTTAGTTTTCCTGTATCTGATACGAATGATGGAAAGTTATCAGGAGAACGTAAGCAATAAGCTGGGTGCCATGATGCTACAACTTTAACTTCTGGATTCTCAATGTATGGTTTAGGTGGGCCAACACGCAATGCTGAGATTTTCTTTTTCGGATCGATCAGCACGCTGGCTGCGGTACCACCTACAGCTAAAATCTTGTCTACGCCGCTGTGAGCCAGCTCCGCGTCCAGTCTGGGCTTGCAGGCGGCAACCGCTGCCTTGGGTGGATCATCGTTATTTTGTGGTCTACACAAACAGACATTTGTTACCATAACTTCAGAACGTTCGTATCCATGATGACTAAGTACTTGATCTAACAACCTACCCGACGGTCCTGTAAATGGAATACCTCGACCGGCTTCATAAGCACCTGGCGCTTCACCTACTACCGCGAGCTTAGCTCTTGGCTGTGGGTTCTGTGTTGGAACAAATGGTGCTTTTTCAAATGGACATTTTTCGCAAATTGCTAATGGGTGTTTTCTGTGCACCGTCACATTATCTCCAACAAGTTTTATTAGAACATTTTAGCTTGCGTAATTAACCACAATGATGCACCCAGTAATAGCAAGCCAGGTAAAATGCTGATGGTTGATTCTACAAAATCTTTAGTTACATAAAACAGAGTTACAAGTCGGTCATATATTGGAGCAAAAAATGTTACCATTAATAGTATTAGAGAAACTACTTTGGCAACACGTGCCGCTCTTTTACGCTTGACTACGCTGTGCTTGCTGCTATATGATAATCTATGTAGAAGACTTCCACCCGTGTGATATAAATCTGGACCGAGCATATTAGCGAATGCATGTGTGGACATTACGTAGTTACCTTCTCTGCGGAAGAGCCATACATGGCTCCATCATTTGATATAGTTTCGACCTGAGTCCAGACTACACCCTCTCCATTAACATAATGCTTACAAAGATCATCTGCAAGCCAATCGCAAATACTATAAATACCATCTGAAGTAGTGTAAGAGAGTTTGTAATCTTTTAGGAATTTATATACTTGTTGTTTTAGATCTTCAACTGCAATATGATCAATGTTTCTTGGACCGTGTAATCGTACTGAAAAATCCGTAGATAAATATCTTAATCTTACGCCAATGTATGGCATTCTCATTTCCCAACATATCTAGGTTGACCTCCAAAGCTGGAGAGAAATAAGAGTCGACGCTGATTGATTGTTGTTAGCAACAGTTCTGCACGTCTGGAATCTAGTCTGAACTTTCTCATGATGTCGGAACGACCAACGCCCATTGGGCCTGCTTGAATAGAAAAATCAACAATTGCATCAATCATACGCTCGTCAGAACTCTTACCAATGCCATTAACCATTTCGCTTGCATATACGTGCCAGTGTCTACAGTAATAAATAGCATGAACAATATCTCTTTCTTCTACAGTTACAGATCCTCCATCTAGTTGTTGCGATGCTGCAATCAATATTGCTGCTTTGAGTGTTGACTTTGCCAACCTGTCATATACTGGAGTCAAATGTGGCAGTCCAGTATCTAGTGCGGCATTTGTTAAAGTGTTTTCCAATTGATTGTACCGTTCCCAAGCCTCTGGTGTCAACGTTGCATCGAATTCAGGACGCAAACTCGCTGTTGATTTTCCATCTGGCATGAGAACCATACGAGGACTATTATATTGCATGTCTATGTTTATTAATTCATCCTTGATTAGATTACGCTCTTCATGAGTTACTTTAACTGGCGGGCCCACAGGGCGTACTCTGTCTCGATCTGCTACTGCGGTAATGAATACAAATCTTGGAATGAATCCACTATTTACATGTTCTTCACTCAACAACATTTGCATCTTTGTCTTGACACCACCAGCAAAGATGATGAGTCGTGGATCTCTGATTGAAATTTCTTCTTTACGAAGCAAACGCTTTAGGTTTTGTCCGTCGTAAAGCTTAGTTAGTTGTTCGCCCAAACCAGCCATGTAATCTTTGTGAGCCATCTGCTCGATTAGACCAGTGAACTCATCACGCAAATAGATTGATGGCTTCTTTGGCCTATCCTTCATTGCAGATAGAATACCTTCAGGTGAACCATCGGTACCCATAATGGCATCGGGATTGACTTCATCCAACAATGACATTGCAATATTCATGGCAGTAGTATTATGCGTTAGAATAAAATCATCTGTAATGTACAAACCATCTTCGTTGTCTACTTTAATACATTGCATTGGTTTTTGTCCAACGTGTTCTATTTTTTTAATAACACGTGGACGAGCCCACGATCTGTTATTTAGTCTTATTGCTTTTCTTGATAAAGAAAATGGATTAATTCCCATTGGCATTGATACACTAACCAAATGGCTATCTTTGCATTTTATAAAATTGCCATCTATATCATTATATCCAGCTTCATGTCCTCCATCATATTTGCTCCAACCTCCAAGAGATCTCACCAAATATTGAACCTGCAATGCAAGTTTCTTAGAGCTTGAAGCAAAATTTGTAGATCTGTTTTCTCCGACCCATCCATCAGTATCCATTAGTCCACGAAGTAGAGCTAATCTTTGATCTGCCGATCCTAACCAATAATTTTTAGGTATAAATTTCTCATGACTATGAGTTCCACGTAGACCCAAAACTTTTATTGCATTACTAACATAATTTTCTTTACTCCAACGGCTCATTCTTGTAGTTATTCTATAATCAACACCATCATTTGATACTTTATCCAAATACAATTCATGTTCTTTTATTTTTTCTCTAATTGTAAATAGTACTTCTTCGTCAATACCTGAAAATCTTATGCTACCATCATCGTAAAATGTGCCATTACCAAGAAGCAATCCTAACAAATATGGATCTAATATTAAATCTTGAGTTGGCAATTGAACTGGTTCAACCATTGGAATTTGTCTAACCCATGTGCCATTATGATCTTGTAGTGGTGTAGACATTAGTTTTTTTAATGTCCAAGTAGACCATTTAGATTTTTTTCCTGGACGTTTGTGTGTCCATAGATGATCACTAGAACATTCAGTTTTTGCTCCATCATTAAATGTAACTTTATAGTTTTGTTTGACACCTTGAGGATAAATACCTAGAACTGTTGTAGGTTTACCATCACTACCAATTACTTGTTCCCCAATTTTAATATCACCCATCAACTTCCAACCGTTAATGGTCAAAATCTTTGCATCTAATGGTTGTGCTTTTCTTGTCAATGTTGTATCTGCAACAATCATAAACCAAAGATTAGGAATTACCATACCGAATGATGTATCGAGTTTAATTGCTCCACAGAGTATTGCACTGAGAATAACGAACGCACCAGCTTGATGGTACTGTGGCGCTGCGTCAGTTAGATCTGACGCCCACTTTATATATTTTTCTACAAAGGTTACTCTAGCCTGAACTTGCTTAACTTCCTCTTCTGAGATTAGTTCAGGAATCACTGCTGTGGGGGTTGGTATTAAGTTATGTGATTCAAATTCTTTTACATATACCTTCTTGATTTCAGCCCACAAATCTTTCTGTGGTCTACCATCTCGGGCATATTTGTTGCATGCAGCACTGCGTACTACAGAGAATGTTTCTTCTGGAGACATTCCAGCCTCGCTACAAAGCTTAGCGAGCTTCCACTGTAGCTTGCTCCAATCATCTTGTTCAGTTGGTTCTTCAACAAACAGACTATACGCACTTGGATGCAACACCATGCGATAGCGTTGCATGATGTCTTCGGGGTTTTCCTGTGGGAGATCTTCAGGAAGCGGCACCGGATTATCAACGAACTTTAATGCATCATATGCTGGATATGCAACGAAATCTGAAGGACGATATAGAGCCGACGTTGTTGTCAGAACGGTAACAATAGGAGCAGTATGCAAATCACCATACTTGTAATTTGGCGTATAAGGCACACGCATTAGTTGAGTAAGATCCCAACCACTACGATCGGCGCCTTGATCTGCATGGAAATAAGCGATTTTCATGCATAATGTTTGTGCAGCGTCAGGCGATAGTGATTCTTCCATTCGCCAAAACGCTTGCCATCTTCCAGTACTAGATTGAACAACAATAGAAGCCGGCACTTGTAGAACCTGCGGATTGCAAGAATCTAGATCAGCCCAAAGTACTGGGCACCTGACAACATTCTCCTTTTTTCTCCTCTTGGCACCATCTAGAAGTTGAGGGCAAAAATATACGTGTGTAAGAGTCAAAGCTTTTTTGTCAATATCCGCACACATCTCTTCGAGCTGTGATGGATAGTGAAAGAACTTCTCAGTCATTCCCTTATCGAGATGACTCTTATACGCTATACATACGTACCCAGATTCTTCGCCAAAAATGAGACGGAAGAAGTCATAGCGCCGTTTCTCTGTGTGTTCAACTGCATCCCGGAAGGTGGAGTATGCTGTCATACTTACCCCTTAGGATGACAGAAGCCAGCCCATACCTACTATCAATAGATATGGACTGGCCTCTTAAACAATTAACGATTTAGATATTAAGGGAGAATTGAAGAGCTTGCAGCTTTTGCAGTTGTCTTATTTGCTTTCTTGTATCCCTTGATTTCAAATCGTTCAGAGAGCTCTTGACCATCTGGAAGAGTGCGAGGAGGCATCTTCTGTCCACGTACGTTTACAACCTTGCCGATAACATCATCTAGATCTGGAACTACAAAGTCACCAGAAGTAATGTCATAATCGAGTGCCTTCATGAGCTGCGCGAAAGAATAGAGCGCACCATCGAAAAGCATGATTGAACTCATAAGGGAAACGCCGTCGTATTGACCTTCTTGAATGACCATCTTGATCTGCCAAAACGGCTTGCCAGTGTTCTTACGACCCGGCTTAACTTCCTTGAGTTCTCCGTCAGTAATCGCGACGGTGTACTCTCCAGTGGGAGGAATCTCTCTTACAGAAGAACCAGCTTCTTCACTAGAAAAGTTAACCTTGAGTGGTTGAGTCATTTTCTTTTAACCCCTTGATCGTATTCCAGATATCTGACATTGTTGGTTTTTGTATTACTTGTTCTAGCCTGCCGGTGCGGTCTTTAGCTACGTTGTCTTGGGTTGCACCACACAGTAACATTCGCGTTTGCTCCCCGTCGACCTCCTTGGTATATAGATAAGCTACTATATCAAGAAAGCCTGCTACCTCGTCCGCAACTTTACCTGATAAAGATGGTTTGGTTTTACTAGCCCCAGTACGTTGATTTTTATCTGTTTTAGCTAGAGCCGTGAATACTGTGTTTAATGGCAGATCTCGTAATGCACGAACAAACTTCCGAGTTTGTTCGATATTAATGTTCCACTCGCGAATGCCTGGTACGTCTGCGTCACGCTCTTCATGTTCTTTAATGAGCCTGCGCATGACTTCATCCATCGACATCTTTTGTGCTTCAGTTAGACTATCAACTACAATGGTGTTGTAACCATGATTCCCATTGGCCAACTCATCGTAGACACTCTGCATATCTATCCATGACCTGATTCGAACAGCATCTACATTTGGATAGATTGACTTTAAAGAAAGAAGTCCACCTTCAATATCCAAGACTAGAACTTTACGCATTTCAGGTACGGCATCTGATGATCCGGATAATGTGGTTTTACCTGCACCAGATTCTCCGTAAATCATCATATTCACATGAAATGGTTGTTCTGAAACTCTTGTAACTGGTAGACCTGCGATGGCATTCAGCGACATTGAAATTCCTTAATATCACTTTTGTCCGAATTGATACGATTCAGGTGTGTATTCTTTGGTCCCTTAGTCTACCATCGCAGGGCTGACCAGCGCAAGAGGCCATTGATCAGTTTCTGTCTATGCAATTTTTGCTTTATTCTTCGTCTTCTTCGTCATCATCTTCTTCGTCATCGTCTTCAGTTTCTTCATCGTCGTCTTCATCGTTGCCTTCAGCAACGTCGTTCTCATTGTCTTCGATAGGACTGAGATTGAACGGTCTAACCTCAGCAACTTCATTCATGTTCTTAGATGGATCCTGTTCACTCATTTATTTCTTCCTTTACTTCAGTTGTAATAGTTGTTACTACAATAGGCAATCTATGTAGGCAGTCACACCAGGTGCCACCCTTACAATTCTTGGGTTGCCCTTGATGGACAACACCCTTGCAAGCATTGCAAACCATATTACCTCCCAGTTGGGTTTTCCAAGTCTGTATAACGCTTGTGCCATTTGCTAAGTCTAGCTGCTTCTCTTTCATCTTCCATCTGAGTATAAAGATGAGACATGCAATACGTACCACTCTTAGCATAACGACTGTTTCGTAATGCAGTAAATCTCCAGTAAGCAATAGCTCTACAAGCAAATCTCAAAGTGATTTCTGCACGTTGTTCATCAGTGCCTGTATACAACTTTAGTGGTGCATTGTGTCTTGTCGAATCACAAGTAGTTGAATTCTTAAGTCGCTTTATCCAAGGTACTTTTTCAAGAAAAATTCTTCGAGTTGACATTGCTAATGTGATACCACGCTTCCTTTAACCATTGTGCATCAGCCAAAGCATCGTGTGCCCCCTGTGGGTCCTGTACAGGTAGCTCTGGATTTCCTTGATAGTACTGAAAGGTCTTAAGATCATTGGTGAACATCGGAAAACCATTGGGCAGTTCCATCATTCGACCAAAGAGCTGACACAACACTACGTGATCGTAAGCACCATAGTAAGCCCACAGACGTGGGTTGGTTTCGCGAAGAACGAAGTTTCGCACTTCTTCCGCAATCAAGCTACGACTCTTCACATCAGGGTGATTGAAATCAAGCATTGTATCTTTGGTTGGCAGATGTGGAACTACATTCTCCACCAACCAATCGTACTTGAGAATATCACTCCATGGCATGGTTGAATTAATTGCATAGTAAGTATCACCATACTCATTAACCATACCAATTGAGATCAACTCGATCGTCTTACCATTCTCAAGGAATTCTGTATCATAAAAAATCTTACCCATTATTCTCCTAATAAGGCTCGACGTAGATTTAATGTTTTGTTCTGTGATTTCTTACGATCAAGTGTACCAATGATAACTTGTCCAGGTGACAAAGCATCATGACTCCAGGTTCCATCACGAAGTCTCCAAATTACCAACTGAAGATGTGGCCAGATTGGATGCACTGTTTGTGCAACAAACGTGTGACCATCGATAATAGAGCCTGGCACTAAATCAATCACCTTCAATTCTGAATTTCCTAAAGCTATTCGTGCTTCAACAAGCTTCTGTAGTTCGTCTTTCTCTTCTAGGAGCTCTGCATATAAACGAGGTACTTTTGGAAAATCTCTATCAGACATTATTATCCTATCTTATTAATCCCAAAAGCAATCTTCAATGCTACTATAAGCCTAGTAACTTCTTCCTCATTGATTGTATCAACACCTGTTAGAACATGAATCTTTATTCCTGTTGGACCTGTTGATAATTCAGTTCGACCAGATTCAGAACGAAACAATAGTCGAGTTGGATTTTCGTTTTCATTACTAAGTGGCTGTGTCATTCAGTGTTCACTTTCTTCAATTAATGCTTTATGCATCACCGTAACTAGTCTGGCAAGTGCACTCAATGGAGAATCACCATCTGCATCCCAATTACCATCGTTGGTACATGCATACCAATAACCTTGAGGATGCATTCTGGTTTCATTGTCAGCAAATGTGAGTTCAAAACCTGGTTTATCTTTATCCATTATTCTGTACTCGCTTCTTTCTCCTCCCAATAATGTAGCGTTTTCTTATCAAAAAGCGTTTTTAATGTATAAACAAAATCTTCACCCATGTTGAGTCCAAGACATGGCTGCTTAAACATGCACCAGTTACAACTGAATCGTCCTGGCATAGGATACACCCGAGGATTGCCAATCATATCTTTGGCTTCGAGTGCAATAACTTCACCAACGTTTTTGATTTCATTTGCATTCTTGTGTATCTTATTACGTTGTGTAAACTTTGGTCCATCAGTTTGTAGCCAACTTAAATACTTATCATACAAACCCATTTGCCAACCATCAGGATCACCCTTTTGAAAGATTGGTTTGGCTAATTCATACGTAGTCATAAACTGTCTAGATGTTGAATACAGCTTGCCTTGATATTTGCGAGTGAGCAGTTCTGGCTCCATTGGATATGTCTTCTTGATTTCAACATAAACAAAGCCAGCACAATCGATACCATATTTATGTAGAGCCCACAGGTAAGTTGCTACTTGATCGTCTAATTGTAGAAAGGACGCTTCAGCGTCTTCATCTAGAAGTCTAGCCGTCGTTTTCCAATCAGCAATCCAATATCTTCCAGTATCATCTTGGAACAAGGCATCCAGACGTCCACCGTATGTTACCGGCAATCCATTCCAAACAACATTTCTATACAATTTTTCGTTAAGAGCTACTTCTCTGTCTTCAGCACTTAAGCTCTCTTGCCATTTGTCGTGATGTTCAATGCCTGCCTGAGATTTCTGCCAACGCTTCCAGCATGGATCACACTTACACCACATCTGTGTACCAGTATCAGGATCATCCAATGGTACTTCAAATGATACTTCTACTCTAACGGGTGTCCAACCCTTGTCATAGTGTGGCGTCATGTTGTTACAATAGTATTTGATCATGTTTAGACCAAGTTCAAGACGATCCTTATACGATTGAAGAATTAGCACGTCTGGATCTATGTTCATTTTTCGGTAGCTTTTTAGCTGTTCTGCGCACTTCCGCTTGAAGGCTACCAACGCCAGTCCGGTACGAATTTCCAACGGGTCGGTCCAGGTACGGGGCTCGTAAAAAATTTCCATAGCTTCATGGAAAGCCACCCCAAACTCTAATGGTTCAGGCGTTGTCTGCGGATAATACATATCCCGATAGACCCATGACCATCTTCTACGACAAGAACGCCAAGCTCGACGCTCTGACGTGTGGATTTGATGGGACAGATGCCTATCTAAATACCACTGGATTTCTTCAGGAACTACGAGAGGCATTTGTTATCCTTTGTTAAGTTTCCATGACCACACATAGGTTGTCCTATGTATGATCAAAGCAACTTATTTTGCTAGATTGTGCATCTTATCATAGTGTCCGATGTGGAATGGAACGTTGTTCATGGCGGGTCTATATGGATTAGCATTTAGATCATATCTTTGTATCTTTTGCCAAAACCATATCTTCTTACCACACTGCCCACAAATCATATTACACCTTAGAATGGTTTATTTGTATCTGTTCTTCCATCGCCTTCATCATACTTGATGTGCTTGTCAGATGCTAGATCTGCTTTCCAAGCGGCAGCACTACCAGAATGACCACAAGAACATATCCAATAGCATCGTTCATCTTTGTCTTCTGGATAAGTATATATTTTATGTTCAGTCATTATGCTGCCAGATAAAGATACTTAGTGCCAGCCTTCAACTTACGATTGACAGAAGTAGACTGTACGTATACTGCATAGTCGGCATTGAAATCTGGTCTAACGCGAACTTCTGCATCTGGTAGATTAAGCATGTTACGAGCATCTGCACCTACATAAACCTTAGCACGCGGACCACGTTCTACAATTGCGATGACCTTCTGTGGCTGAATAGTTTCAGTCTTACTCAGCTCATAGAAGCCCTGGCCAATAATGTATTGGAACCCACAGTCAACAGTGAACTGTCTAATCTCTACATCATATGGAACTGGTACTAGCTTATACTTACTAGCAGCAAGAGGTTTGAGTCCTGCCTGCTTGATTGTAATCTTGTTAACAGTCTGGGCATCTGTTGAGAATAGTCCTGTGGTGGATCGAATACCAGTTGCCCGACTAGTCATGTAATTGTCAGTAGCAACGCGGATACGCTTGCCAACCTCTTCAACACCAAGCTTGGAAGTTGCATCCCAAATCTCAATGTTGCCTGGAGGAAATCCAAAACGCTTTGCTTCGAACTTTCCATGTGAATCTGGAACTAGTGCTGCAAGAGTCCAATTGTCTGGAAGTTTCTCGATATGTTCCTTAAGACTACTTGATGTACTATCGCTACCATTCTCCTGTCCATCAGTCAGAACGTAGACAAGGAATGAGTGGTCGCCATAACGTTCTGGAATTTCTTTTAAATCATCAATAGTCTTGACAGTAGCATCGATTAACGCAGTGTTTCCATATGGCTTATAGTAGTTAGCAATACTTGGAAGTCGTAGTACATCCATATCCCATACAACACAATTAATATCGTGAGTATAGGAGAAGGTCCAAACTGAGATCCTTGTTTCTTGATCTAGTTCCTTTGAACGCTGAGCTAGATAAGAAATCTGCGCATCAGCAACTTGGATGAGACTTTGTGCTACGTTAGTCATTGAGCTAGAAGCATCCAGTACTAGCCCGATGTGATTGATAATGTTTGCTGGTTTGTTTTTCATATTTTTCCTTAATGTTAAAGTGTCCATGTGCACGTACGTACTCATTAAATCAAATGTGCACGTACGTGGTCAAAGAAACTTTACGTTGCTGGTGTTTGTATATTTAGAATCCAATTCCAGAACCCAGCCCAAACCTCTGGTACTCCGGCCCTGATCATGACCAATATTGCTAGAAATCCAATTACCATTAGGATCTTCTTGAAAGTTCCCAAAATTCATATCCAATCTTAAATTGTTATTTCTTAATTATAATGCTAACAGAAGGTTGTGGACCACTTGGACTAGTGTTAGGTTTACCTGTTTGATTCGGACAGGCATTGTCTGCACCGGGTGGTGGATGACAAATTGTATCATCGCCACACTTAGCTGCCATACCAAGCACAGTAAGTACTAATGCTGTAATGGCAATTGAGATCTTAGTGATCTCCTTTTTCCCAATAGCCATGACTTGGTCCTTCCTCTTCCCAGTCCTGTTGTAGTTCATCTTCGTCTGCATCTGGCTTAGCGGTCGATTCTTTTTCACCATTGTCAAATGCTTTGACTACATCTTCAACTGGTTCATCTTCTTCGTAGAAATCATTGACTACAGTATCGTCGTCACGTTGCAAATATTCCGCAACACCTTCAACATCTACAGCAGTTGAATCATTCTCCACTACTACACCAGCGAACTCAAGCTTAGCAGCTTGAATACCTTGATAGTTTTCACATTCGACTGGACCACTATACCAGGTAAACGAGCAACCGCAACCAGCTTCACCTTTGACGTGATTCCAACCACCTGCTACGTGCGCGATCCACTCGGTAGTACCGCTGGCGCCAAAAAATTTCTGTATAAATTCTATCCAATTTTCATTAGTAATCATTTTTCCGACTTCTTTTTAGGTAAGTGAGTTGCTAATTCAACAAGAGATTCACAAAAATTTACAATTGCATCATTGAATTGATCTCTTACTTGTTTTCTTTCAAGCCATTCATTATGTAACTCAACGATATGTTCAGCTAGTTCTTTGGTATCAAACTCAGAAATTAAATAATGTAAATTTTCCGAACTCATCACTAGCCATCTTGATTCGGATTCGAATTCTGAATCAGATTGCAACCACCATTGACAATTTATATCGTCACGCATCAATCATCATCCTCATCACTAATTTCTTCAAGCTCTGGATCGAACTTGCTATCACCAATCAGTCTTCGAATCCATTGCCATTTTTGTTGAATTACCTTGATACGTTTGCCATCGATAGTATCTTTGGCAATGATATCAATAACTTGAACGGCTGATTTCTGTCCGATTCGGTGTAGTCTATCTTCAGCCTGAAGATTCAATGCATTGGACCAAGATCTGTCTGTGAAAATAACAATACTAGCGGCAGTAAGTGTGATACCAACCCCACCAGCAGCAATAGTGCCAGCAAATACCTGTATCTTGCCATCTTGGAAGCCAGAAATGATTCTAGAACGTTCATCACTCGGCGTTTCTCCAATGAACTTCCCACAGGTAATACCCTTCTTCTCCAGCCGCTTAGCTAACAGTTTTATTACCTGAGCAAATTGGCTGAACACTACAACTTGTTGTCCTGTGGACTCTATTACATCCATGACAGCATCGAGCTTACTTGATGGTTCAGATAGCATCATCTTTTGACGTTCATTGTCCCACTCAGCAAATGCACAAGCAAACTGTTGTAGACGAGTAAGCTGGGCAATAACTACTGGGGCAACTACCGGCAAATGTTCTTGCTCACCGATCCAAGCTAACATATCATTCTTCATTGAGTTATATGCTCGACGTTGCTGTGGGTGTAACTCTACATCTATCTGGGTATAATATTTCTCAGGTAGATCAAACAGCACATCTTCCTTCTTTCTACGAATGTAGAAAGCTTCCATTTCTTGCTGTAATCTTTCAGGATTGTTAACTCCAACAATTGTTTTATAACCATTGAAGTTATCAAACATAATATGATCATTATAGTATTTCCAATAGCTGGACCAATACTTAGGATACAACCAATTTAGAATACTCCAGAGATCATCTGGCTTATCAAATGCTGGTGTACCTGTTAGTGCACTTTTATATCCAGCAGGAATTTCCTTTAGAGCTATGGACTGCTTGGACTTTCTATTCTGAATTGCGTGTGCTTCATCTGCTATTACGTGAAACCACTTTACCTCTGTTAGTTCAGGCATAAGCCGAAGAGCTGGCCAGTGACAAATGAATACATCATATGCGTCTCCGGCCAGCTCTTCTACAAAATAGCTTCGATCTTTATTATTGATAGGTAAAATCCGCAAGTCAGATGACCAAGCAAACCATGCCCTAGTCCAAGTAGAAACCATAGCTAGTGGGCAGATAACTAGTGTCTTAAGTTTGTGATTTGGAAAATCTGATCTACGCTTAAGATCCAATGCAATTGCCTCTATAGTTTTCCCGAGGCCCAGGTCTCATGTCGTCACCTATGAGAACGGATTTAACCCTCTCAAGTTTTTCAATACATTCCTTCTGAAAAGGAAACAATTTTAATGGTGACGACATTTTTACATCACCTCCCCAGCTCGGAAGCGTCTAACCGCTTCATACCGACATGTTCTACATTCTCGCCATCCTCTTGGATCAACATAGATGTTTTCACCAAAAAAGTCATGACCATTTATACATTCTGTTTTCAAAATTCCGTTCAAACCTCGCCTTTGATTTTCTTTATGTGTCACAGCTTCTAAATCATGAGGACTTACACATTCATGAACACGACACAAATGATCTATGATCAAACCATCTGGAATTAATCCATGGAAAATCATATAAGTTATTATATGCGCTGGACGTTGATTCTTACGTTGATTGTTGAACTTATCTCGATAGCGCCAAGCATATGTTCCATAAAGAGCAGAACCACCTAGTGCACCGGTCCAAATCCAACAACCATCGTCGTTTAATCTGATTTTCTTTAGGAAGAGTTCTATTCTCATTCCAAAAAGTGGACCTGGTTCATCATAATCACCAATTAGTACTGCCTTTACTCGTTCTAGTTTCTCAACTGCCTCTTTTTGGAATGGGAACAGTTTCACGATCACCTCCTAACGGGTTTCTCCACCTGTTAATGTCTGATCTAAGATGAATC